AATCCTTGTGCACCTTTTGCGGCCGCTGACTGGCCGACAGGATCACCAGGCCCTTGCCCGCGCCTTCGCTCGCCAGGCGATTCGCCCAATGCAGCATTTTCATCGCGTCGGGATTCTTTTCGAACTTCGTTTGCGGCGCGAAATTATGCACTTCGTCGATCACGAGCCAGAGCGGCGCGTTGATCGAGCGGAACACGTGACTCGCGAAGTCGAGAAAGAAACGCGTGCGATCGGCGACCATCCAGCCGCCCAGGTCGATGACGCACGGCCGATTGCCGCTCGTGACGAGCTCGGCCACGCTTCCGCCGGCGTGAGAATTTAGCGGAACATCCGCCCGCTCGCCGCCGAAGATGACGACGGGATAGCCGGCCTTCTTGCCGTCGGCCGAAGATTTGAGCCCCCACCAATCCCCTTTCGGATCGAGCACGCAAACCCGCTGGCCGCGGTGCAAAAGGTTCTCGACGAAGAGCCGCAGCACCGACGACTTGCCGCTGCGAGTCTTGCCCAGCACGGCCATGTGCTGCGCCAGGATGCCGGCGGGAAAGGTCAAGTCGCCAATCGTGATACTTGTCATCGCGCCTTTAATCGTTGCGGTCGGGATCCTTGCGCGGGCCGGCCAGGTTGGCCCTCGCTTCGAGCGTTGCGACCTTCGTCACCAGTGCCGCGTGCGAACGCGCGAGCGACTCGACCAGCTCGGCCAATTTCCAAAGCTCCTTTGGCGCCTGCGTCTGCTCGTAGTCGCGCGCCGCTTGATGCAGTGCGTTGGCTTCTTCGATTGGCGTTTTCATGCGTCCTCCGCGATGTCGAAACCGCAGGCCTCGGATGCCAGCTCGCGCAAGACGGGATCGGCCAGAATCCCGCGGCGAATCTTTTCGAGCGCGGTGCAGCGAATCTGAAAAACACGCCCCCGGCTCACTCCCCACTTCTCGGCCAAGTAGTGATCGACGGACGGATGCCCGTCCAAGTCGTCCATGTACGCTCGCTGCAAGGCTCGGCGGCCGCCTCGCGGCTTCGGGGCCTTAGTGTTCGACAGTCCCATTACTCCTCCACGATTAAGCACGCGGAACAAATCGATTGCGCGCCATCGACCCAAGTGCAGCCTTGCTCGCAGGCCATGTACTCGGTGCAAGCGCAATAGCGGCACGTGCCGGAACGGACTCCCGGCTGCCAGGTCATTTCCAAGAGTTCGCGGATCTTCAACCGGTCCGCTTCGCTGATGCGCTTGCCTTCGGCCGCCCGCTCGAAGCCGTGAAGCGCGACGGTCGCGCCGCCGCTTTGGATTCCTTTCGCGAGCCAACGCGCATCCGCGTCAACCAGCTCCGCGAAGAGAAGAATGAGCTCGGGATCCTTCGACCATTGGCCGGCCAGAAAGTCTTGGAATAGATCACGCTTAAGCCCCATCCGTTTTGCGGCTTGTCCGACCGAGAGGCCGGACGCGGTGAGGGCCCGATCGAACCGCTGGGCCCAGGAAAGCGGTTTAGTTGTCGCGCACATGGCTCGGCTTGTCCGGGGACACGGTTACCTGCGCCGCCTGGTCGCCTGCAGGCGGCGGCGGAGGATTCCAAATCGCCTGGACCGTAACGAGCAACGGCATATTGCCCTTCGTTTCTTCGTGAAGCTTCGCTAGGCCGCGCGAGGAAGGCGCGATTTCCGCGAACACGCCGCGCCGCTTGTAGGCGATGTGCACGAACATCGCTTCGGTCATGCTGACGGCATGACTGACGGCGGCCACTTTCAAGCACTGCCCGCACGGGCAGCGGAAGACGATGCGAAACTTCGGCTCGGCCGGTTTCATGGGATTACCTCGCAAGACAAAAAAACACGAAGGCCCGCGGGCGAAGAGACGGGGCGGAACGAAGCGCCGGCCATGCACCGCGCAAGGCCGGCCGCCCGATCCCCTCGCCCGCGCGTCTGCGCGAGGGTAGAGGGAGCTCGCGAGCGCAAGCGAAACGCTCGCGAGCCGGCCGGACGCGACGAGCGCCGGCGCCGTTGTAGAAAACTCGCCGGCCGGCAGCCACAGTGACGGGCGGAGCTGGCCGCCTGGCCGGCGAGGAACAAAACGAAATCGGCGGGCCGCATGCCGTCCTGGCAATTGGCCCGCCGCTCGGTGGATAGTGGCGAGGGCTTCCCCTCAGTCGCCGCGCTCGCCACTAATCGAATAAACGCTTTTGCGGATCCGTAGGATCGATGATCCGCGGCTGGGGCAGTCGGTCGACATGATCGATGACGATCGTGCGATCGAGATAATGCCGCGCGGTGGTACCTTCGGCCGCATGCCCCAAGTGCGCTTTCGAGACGGCCTCGCCTCCCGATCGCGTGAGCGCGGTCGCACAAGCTTTTCGCAGACCGTGGAAGCCAATCTCTTCCTTGACGAGTCGAGTCAGGCCGGCCTGGATGAACGCCGCGCGGCGCAGCCGCTGCAGCTCCTCCTTGCAGTTGTGCCACCCGAGCACCGTCGGCGAGCCGCAGGCCCGCAACGCTTGCAGGGCTTTGCGGGCATGGATATTGAGATAACACCAGCGCGGCGCTTCCGTCTTCGTGACGGTATGCGGCAGATTGAACCAAACGCCGTCGGCGTCTTCCTGCAGATGCTGCCACTCGACGAGCAGCAGCTCCTCCGTCCGCATCGCCGTGTTGTAGGCCAGGCACCACACCGCGCGCCACCAGGCGGGCGCCGGCATTTCCGGCGGCTTGCCGATCGGTTTGCCTTTCTTCGGGTGCACCCAGCGAAAGCCATCGGACCGAGCGAGAAATTGCTCTTGCTCGCTCATGTGGATGACGTCCACGACCAGCTTGCGCTGTCGCGGCAAGCACTTGATTTTGAGCTGCCTCGGCAACAGGCCGATCGGCTGCAGCTCGTCGTCTTCGTCGTCGGCCGAGCCATCGTCCGGCGCGAGCAATCGCAATAAGTGATTGAGCGCGGTGATTCGCTTGTTGACCGTATCCGGTTCCCAGCGGCCCTGGGCGACGGCCGCTTTCATTTCGCGGCGAAAGGCCTTGCAAACTTCGGGCGTGAGATCCTTGGCCGGAATGTCCCCCACGACGCGCTCGAACGCGCGAATGGCTTCCCGGTCCGCGCAAGCCGTTGTTTTCTTTTTGCGCTTGCGCTCCCAATGCAACTTGTAAACATCCATCAGCGATGGATGCTCGGCGGGAGCGAATAGCCGCATTTGCGGCGGCGACGTGCCTTCTAGCATTCTGCCGTTCTCCGGCCCGCCTCGGTTTCCGTACTGCCTCCGGTGCACACAAGGCGGGCGCTGTCAGTCCCTCCTGGCGCAAAATCCTCAAAACCAATTGGACCGCTAGACCGGCCCCGCGCCGGCCATTACTTCGGCCGGAAGAACCCATCGGCAGGCGGACGCATCGAACGCCAGCGATGCGGGAAACTCCGCGGCCTTTGCGGCCTTTGACGATTCCGGACGCGGGGCTGGCGCATCGGTTAGGTAAGCCGATGCGCTGGGCCGACGGCGCGGAGCCGTGGTTGCCTTCTGCGGGTTGCGTCCGTTCGTGCATCATGCCGCCCGAGTTTTGGCAGCGGGCACGCTCGCCGGCGGAGCTGGGACGCGTTCAGGGGGAAGGATCGGTCGCCAACGAGGGACAGAACCTAATGCGTCTTAGCGTCTCACCGGCGATTGTGCTCGCTTCTGCGAAAACACACCGCGGGGAACCACTCCCACGCGGACGCTGATCGGCAGAGTGCCGAGTTGAAGTGCCCTCGACCGCATCAGCGGGAGGGCAATATAAAACATCGTTTAAGCAGCGTCAACAGGCGCTGGAGACGATAGCTGACGCAATGAGTCGGCCGAAACTTGGAGGGCGTCTGCCAGGGAAAACAGCACTTCGGCGGATGGACTCGATTTCTCGTTCTCGATCCGGTTCAAAAACACGTAAGAAATGCCGATGCGATCGGCCAGCTGCTGCTGGGTCAGACCGCGAGCTGCCCGCACCCGCTTGATATTGGCGGCAAGAATTGGCCTCAATGTTTCCGTGGCAATCACTTCTTCCATCCCTTGCTAACGTAACAGATGTTTCATATCCGTCAAACCTTCATTCCGGCAGCCACGTGTAGGCGTCCAGCAGCGAAGTGTCGCGAGGAAGGTCTCTTATCTTCACGCCGTCCTTAAAGATCTCGGCGCTTGATAACTCGCCGGCGTCGTTCCAGGACCGTTGCAGTCCATCGCGCTTTCCGAAGCGCCAGTTATTTTGCGATCGAGGGAGCATGCCCGCGGCGAACGCTGTTTCCGGCCCGCTTAGCTTCCCGTCGGCGTAGCGTCGCTCGATCAACGTGCCGTCTCGAAAGAGCGTGAGGCACTGTCCCTGCAGCGTCCATTTCGTGGAACCATCGCCGGGACCGCCCGACTGCTGCAGCTCCAGCTCCAGCGAGTTGATGTTGGCCGTGTCCTCACGAACAAACAGCACCGCTCGATCCCATTTCAGGCCAAAGCCTTCATACACGCGGCCCTGCGCGTTCAGCGCATCGCCGATCAAATCGGCCCAGCGGTCAGTGCGTTTAAACTCTCGTGACCCGAGGGCAAGAGCCTGGGGATAGGACCTTCCTGAATTCACCCGCTCAGCAAGAATCGCGGTTAGTAGGCCATACGTATCCGGCCGCGGGGAAACCGAGAGCTTGACTAGTTGAACGTCGCGAAGCTGCTGCAGTTCCTTCTCGGACATCACTTGCGAGAGCTTGATCCCTCGCTTCGCTGGGGTTTCGGCCGCGCTGGCTTGTTCGAGCGCCGGCGCCTCCGGGGCGCGTTCGCTGCGGAGCGTTATGCGGGCCAAAAGGATTAGACCGAGCAGGCCGGCCGCCAAGCCGCGCCAATGCTCCCGCGACCAGGCGAGCCAGGCCCGCCCGTCGTTTTCGATCCAGCGCTCGACGTGCACCATGCGCATCGGCAGGCTACCCCATAAAGTTCCTACACCGATTTTCCAAATACGCCCGACAGGATTCGAACCTGTAACCCTCGGTTCCGAAGACCTAGATCAGGGCTGCGCTATCGGAAATTCAGGCCGAGCGGCCGAATTAGAGTGTGCGGGTGCGCCCAAAACGCGCTAGCGCACGGTCGGCTGATTGAGGCCGCCAACGCGGTCCCAGCTCCAACCGGTATTGCCTTCGCCGGTGATCAGCCGGTAGGTCCGGACGCGGGCAATGTCAGTCACAGAGACGCTGACAATCTCGATGCCCATTTGCGCATCGCGGCCGGCGACAAGCATGGTTTGCGCTTTCTCGCCTACTTCCTTGGGTATGACTTCGCCACTCGATTCGAACACCGCCTCGGCGATCGCGGCGAGCACCTGGTTGTAAATCCAGTCTTCCGGCGCCTGCAGCTTTTCGTAGATGCGGGCAACATCGGCAATTCGCCAATTCACCACACCCGAAAGCGTGATCGTTTCGCCCGCCCGCGTGGTGACAGTTTGCACGGGCAGATTGAGCACGCGTTGCCGCACGTTCTGAATGAACACCTGATCGAAGAAGGGAATGCGCAGGTGCAGGCCGGGCCCGATTGCAACAACCCATTTTCCGGCGCGAACGCGAATCGCGGCTTCCCACGGCTGCACGATATACCAGCATTTGAGGCCCTTGATCCAATCGGCGAGCTGCTGCAGCCAGTTCATCGGCGGTCCTTGCGCTGGAATGAAATATCGCACTTCGCCAGTCTAAGCCGCTTTTGCTTTGCGGACGACTTTAACGCCGTCTTTCATGGGTTGCTTCTTCGCGAGCTTGGCGGCCGCCTCGGCGCCAAAGGCGGCTTCGTAGGCATCCTTCCACCAAACATATTTGCGGAAGCGCTCGCGGATGACTTCGAAGTCGCCAATGGTAATGGCCTGATCCTTTTTCAGCTTGCGGCGCTTCACGAAGGCAACCAGGTCGGCGCGGATGGCCTTGGATTCTTTCTCCAGCTCGGTTACGAGCGTTTGCGCCTTGAGCCGGCGGTCTTCGATGCGCAAATAGCGATCGAGCAGCTCGGGGGTCGGATCGGGCGGGCCCGGCGGAGCGGGGCGGGGCGGTTGAACCAAGTCGGTCTTTTTGGCGCGGGGCATGGCGGCGGCTCCTGGGAAGGATTCAGCCGGCCATTCTCCGCGCCGCGCGGACAGTGGGCTAGGGTTTAGCTAGTAATCGCCACCGCGGGGCGGCCGTCGAAGGAAGTTGCCGTCACTTCGACGCCATCCCACAACTCTTGCAATGACGGATTGAACGCGACAATCTCTGCGTCCGGATCGCATTTTTGCAGTTCTGCGATTAGCTCTTTCACCGTCATTGGGCGGCCTTGAGTTTCTTATGCCGGCGGCGGTAGCGCTTGGGGGCGCGGGCGGGGTCGGCGGGGGCGATAGAAAGGGAGAGGCGTTTGCGGATGACGGCGGACGGAGAGCACTTAAGCTTCGCGGCGAGCTGGGCGTCGGGCATGGTGCCGAGTTTCGCCAGGTTGCCGGGGGTCCACCTAATGCGGGTTGCGCCGCGTTTGCCCAGCTTCTCGCGCTTGCGCTTGACGCTGGCCAGGGTTCGGCCGAGCTGCTCGGCGAGTTGGGCGTCGGGCACTTTGCCGAGCTGGGCGCGCTCGGCCGCGGTCCACGGGCGGCGGGCGGGCGGTTTCTTCTTGCGGCGTTTCATTGCGGGTTGACTCGGCGTAGGAAGCGCAGCCGATCGGTGGCCGCATCGTAAACGTAGATTTCCTCCGATCGGATTCCCTGGAATGGCGTGTCGTCGACCTCTTCGTTTGGATCGAAGGGCGCGTCGTGGCGAACGGTGACCTGCGCCCCGTCGTGGAATGGTTTCGGGAACGGACGGCGCTTGCCGTCAAAGCTTCCGCCAACGAATTCGACCATGATCGGGGGCATGGGGGCGAGTGTAGCGGGGCTACGGGGCAAATGCTATAGAAGCTATTCGCGCGGCATGTTCTCAAACTTGCAAAGCAGGATGCCTTCGGATTCTGCCAGCTCTAGCAGCGCTCGCGCAATTGCCACTACATCGCATTGCCGATGCTGCAGCGCGCGTTCGCATGCCGGCGTGCGGCCGTCAAGACATTCCTCAAGGCCTTTGGCGATGCTGCCTAGCTCGCGGTCGAGAAGACTCGACAGCGTAACGGCCTGGCTGTAACTCAACGGGAGTTTCGCGGGTGTCATTTGATATTCCTTTAGGTGGAAACGGGGTTGATTTGGTCGAGGGCGCTGCGTTCGATGGAATCGGGCAACCGCCAGAGGCCTTGGGCGCCCTTGGCGGGGATGGGGCGGGGCAGGGCGCGGACGTTGCCGAGTTGCCAGAGCCAGGGGCCCCAGGCGAGCGGATCGGTTTCGGCCCATAGCGTCGATAGGGGCTCGCAACCGATGACGTCAACCAGCGCGACGACAGCGGCGCGGGGCAATTCCTCGGGCGGGGCGCACCCGATCGAGCGCAGCCAATCCAGCGCATCCGCGGGGAGCGGGGCGGCGCTGGCGTGGATCCACAGCGGTCCGCGGTAGCGGATGCGCCGCGGGCGGTTTTCGACGCGCTTAGGACCGTGCGCAATTGCATAGGCATATTGCGCGTGAACGGTTAGGACGGGATAGCTTTGCATCGCTAAAACTCGACGTCGGCATAGGGGGACCGGGCGCAATCGACGGGGGCGCTTTCCTTGGCCTGCCAGGCCGCGGCATACGCTTGCTCCCACAGCTCGCGCGTGCTGGGGAGTTTCTCGGCGGGGACCATGAGCCAGGCGAAGAATTCGCTTTCGCGGCCTTCCCATTCGGGAAACTGCGAAGCGACCAATTCAAACATTTCGTCGTAGCGCGGGATGATCGTATGATCGGCGCCTTTATCCCAGGCGCGGCCAAAGCGGGCGCGGAAGCCGTGGCGCCAAAAGGGGGCGGAGCCGCTCTTGCCGCCTACGTGGAAGTGCCAGGCCACAATCCGCGGTTCGCGATCGCGCCAGGCGGTTTCCATCATTTCGGCCTTCAAGCGGTCGAATTCATCGCGGACATAGTTCCAGGGAATCCCGTGCGCTTTCGCGTCTCGGCGCAATTCGGTAACGTAATCACTAGCCATCGCGGGCAACCTTTGCTTGCTTGCGGCGGATAGGCCTGCAGGCGGGTTGGCGCTCGCCTGCAGGCCGCTTGTGTTGAGAGGGGGGCGCTAGTCGGAATAGCGCCCATTGGCGAAGACAACGCGCATGAGGTTTTCATGCTCGCCGCGCTCGACGTTCGAGCGGCGCAAGTGCCATTCGCCCGACGCCAGGTTGCGCGTGATATAGACCATGCGATTTTGCTCCGCGGCGAGCTCGCGGGCGCGGGCGGTCATTTCCTGCAGCTCTTGGGATGGGTTGGGGTCCGGGCAATTTGCATCCTGCCGGCGGCCGTAGCTTTCCAAGTCGCCCCACAATTCGGCCTGCCCGGGGGAATCGTTGAGGCCGCGAAACATGGCCAGCTGTTTCGGTTTCGGACCGCTCGGCGCGGGAGCCGGTTTCGGGCGGGGGGAATCGGTTCGCAGGGTGAAGGGTTCGGGCGCTTGCGGGGCGAGCGGGGGCGATTGCTCGGCGATCGCGGGCGGGGCCGGGGGAATGTCCGGGGACAGCACGGGCGCGGCCGCGTTGTGCTTATCCAGCTCGGCGCGAATCCAGCGCACGAGCTCGGCACTGCCGGCGACTTTGCTCTTGTGCCAGGCCTTGCCGTCGAATTTATAGCCGTGCGCCTTGAGCTGAGCGCGGATAGCGCCGGGCGGCACTTCATCGAAAGCAATGGCCACGCCGCCCGAAACAATTTGATAATCCAGCTTCATCGTCCTAATCCTTTGCACTAGGGGAGTTGCTCGGCATGGTTGGCGCCAGTGCCGAGCGGGAAGGGCCGCACAATGCGGCCCGCGGTAGCCTGGCGGAGCAATCGCGCCGCCAGGTTGACCGCGGGCCGAACCGCTAGGCCGTCAACGCAAGGGCCGATTCCCAGGCCGCGGCCTTCAAACGCGCGGCAGTGCCGAACCAAATCGACTGCAGGCGGTTATTCAGCCGGTCGGCTTGCGTCGCGCCCATTACGCGCATTTCATGGTCGGCCCATTCGGAAACCGCGTTATAGGCCGCCCACGCGCTGCCCCCGATTCCGCCAACCGTGTTGCGGGAGTTTTCCAGATTGCAGGCGAAGCGCTCCAGCAATTCCTTTTGCTGCTTGTCGGACCGATCGGCGATAAGGTTGGCGAAGTACTCGCCGAGCTCGGCGGGGTTCATCTTGCGCCGAGTTAGCGCGGTGGCTTGCTCGCCGAATTCATCCAAGCGCTGGCAAACGATGCCGAGTTTTCGCCGCGCGTCTTCGAGCCGGCCTTTGAGGCCGTGCGTATGGATGATCGAAAGGCCTTGCCCGTTGCCCTGGCGAAGCGCCAGCGTCAGCGTGTTATTGCAAACGACGCGTACCGTAGTGGGCAGGATGCGAATGGCGCTAGTTCCGTCGTGCGAGCTGGTCAGCAACGCATAAGGGCAAACCGTATCGCCGCGGGCAATTTGATATTCTTTCGGCAATCGGGCCATTACCCAAACTTGCCGACCGCCTTTGATCGCGCCCGCGGTTTCAAACATGGCCAGCCGCTCGCCGACCAGGCCATCCATGAAGTCAAAAGCTTCCGAATTCTGCAGGGGGCGATAGCTGGAGCCCACAACGCCTAGGACGGCGTTTGTATCGTTCCGCACGGTGGCGAAGTTATCCAGGCAATCGACTAGCGTCCCGTCCGCCAGCGTGGCCGCAACCGGGCGAAGGTCGACGCGCCAATCCAGGCAGGCCAGTTTGATAGCCTCTGCGCTGGTTTGGCATTCGGCCACGTTCTGCCCCAGCTTGTGCCAAGGGGCTTCGCCCGCGGTGAAGCAAGCTGCGCGGCCGGTGGTTTGATCAATGAGATGCGCCATGGTTCTAGTTCCTTTGCAACTAGGTGTCACTCGGCAAGGGTTGGCGCCCTTGGCGAGCGGTAGAACAGCTCGGCAACATACCGAGCTAGTAACGTGCTACGCAATGTATAGCGTTTGCACCCTTCACAATCTACAGACTATATCGCCGCCGGCAAGCGAAAGTTTCCATCGAATCGGCGGAATTGCTGCGCCGCTCGGCGCAAGCCGTTGCCCGGCTGACCTTTGGCCGGCTGAAATAATTTTGAGAATTCCGCCGGCTATCTGGCGTAGGTGCAAACGCTAGACATTCTCGCGCCGTCCCGCGGAGCTGTTCCGCGGCCTGGCGGAAGGCGCGGCAGCATAAGCAGGCCGCATCCTAGGATAAGTTGGACCGCCCCCTCTGGGTCCTTCCGCACCCGGGTGGGGGCGCGGCCGGGCGGCACCATCCGGCGGAATTGACGCATTTCTAGGGCAAATAGGGCCACCATCATCATCTTTCCGGCCCCCGGTTGGGTGGGGCGAGCGGGAATCCGCCCACAAAGCAGTAGGCGAGTGGCCGCGCGCTCGCGACAACGGAACGAATGGTCACCCTGGAACTGATCGAGCGGGTGACGCACCGACTCCAGGCGGGATCCACCGTGACGCAAGTCGCGAGGGAGTTACACATCCACCGAGAGACTGTGCGGAAGATCCGCGACAAGAAGCATCCCTTGCAAAAGCAGCCGGCGCAGCAGCGCTGCAAAGGTTGCGGAGGCAAGCACGTGGCAGGCGTGAAACTGTGCCTGATCGCTCGCGATCGGCAAGAGCTGGCCACGGTCCAATTCAAGCGACGCCACGGGGGCAAGCTTTGGAATCCTTACGAAAAGGGGAAAGCGGCATGAACTACGGCCAAGTCTTCGCGTGGATCAATGATTTGTCCCCGGACACGGGCAAAGCGATTCTCGAATTGTTCGACGAGTTTGAGGCCTTGCGGGCCGACGGCAGCCTCAGCTTCAACGACATTCGGGCGATCGTCCTGGGCACGCAGCAGACGCTGATGAAACTGCTCGGCAAGCTCAAGGTCGACGGCGCGCTCAAGAAGGAAGCGGTGCTCGTCATCGTCGGCAAGCTGTATGACTCCATTCCCGTTGTGCCGCTGCCTGGTTATCTGCGCTGGCTCGACTGGATTCCCGGCCTGCGAGGCTGGCTGCGTGCGCGGCTGCGGGCGGAGTTGCTCGACCTTGTCGATTACACGGTCGAGACGGTCTATCAGCATTGGCTGGCGCCGCCGGAATTGAATGTCTTCCCGCCGGTCCAGCCGGCGGCCTAAGAAGGAGACTGGCAATCTCCCGTCCCCTTCTTGAGTCCGCACCTATGAACACCTCGCCTGCGAACTTCCTGCGTCCGGCCTTTTGGCTGAGTGTGCTGCTGGTCCTGATGCTGCTCATTGCGAGCTGCAGCACGTTCGGCGACGAACCCGCGGCCGCGGCGGCCAATCCGTTTATCAGCGCCCCGACTCCGCCGGCCGTGTCCCCGTTGATGTGGCCGGAGAACGAACGGGCCTGGTTTCGCAATCCCGATGGCTCGTGCGTCCAGTGCTCCATCGGCATGTGCGGCGTCTGGATGAACTGCCCGCAGGCGACAACGCTCCTTTGGGATACGGCCTACGGCCCGCGCGTCCGCGGCGGATCCAATCCCTCGCGCGTCGAAGCCTACTGCGATCGCCGGCAGATTCCCGCCTGGTCGATCACGGGGAGCGATTCGACGTTCGCCTGGATCCGCTGGGCGCTGACCACCAATCGCTACGCGGCGATCGGGGCCGCGCCCGTTCACTTCCAAACCGGCTGCTATTACGACCCGCAGACGCAACTTACCTGGGTCTGCAACAACAACTCGACCTACAAATTCGACGCTTACACGCCCGAGGGATTCCGACAATTGCATATGTCGAGCGGCCCTTGGTGCGTGATTTTGAAAACGCCGCCCCCGCCCGCTTATCCCAGCTTCGAGCCGTGGTGGCTCAAGCGTTAATGCTGGCCTTTTGCAAAGGAAAACCGTTGTGTTCGAGCTCCTTTCACTCTGTGCGCTGATCGGCCAAGTCGGCAAAGCGCCGCCCGTCGATATGGCCGAAGCTGTTCGCCGCGGCGAGTCCGTTACCGTTGTAGGAGAAGGCCCGCGCGGCGGTTCCGAAGAGGCCTTCCGCCTGGCGGTGGCTCCTCCGCCCGACGATTCGGGCAAGTGGTTTGTCACCGTGTGGACCGGGCCGGGCTGCGCTCCTTGCGAAAAGCTGAAAAAGGACTTCCGCAATTCGCCGGCGCTGTTGAGCTTCGTCGCCGCGCCGCCCGGCCGCCTGGCGTGGGCTCACTACAACGAGTATCGCACGGACGATCAAACGCAGGCCTCGCGCCGCGCGGCCTATAAGATTTCGGCCGTGCCGACCGTTATCGTGCAGCCGCCGGTGAATGGCACTTGGGGCAATCCGCGGACGGTGGTTTTCTACGAGCAAGGCTACGATGGTCGGCCGGAAAAACTTGCCGAGCGGATTTCGGCGGCGGTGAAGTCGTTCTCGGAGGTAATGGCGCGGGAGGGCTACCCCAAGCCGCCCAATAACGCTCCGCGATATGGCGCGAAGGACCTCGACTTCGACGCGCTGCAGGCCAGCGAGCTAAAGGAGGGGGCCAAGTCGCCCCGCCCTTTCTTCGTGCAGGGGGCAGCCCAAGCGGAGAAGGGGAGCGACCTGATCGGCCAGGGCCCGTATTACGGACCGCCCCCGTTCCCGCAGCCGCCGGCGGTGGATCCGTTCAATCCGCAGTACCCGCAGCCGAATCAAACGATCCCGCCTTCGATCCCGCCCGCGACGCCTTCGCTTACCGGGGGAATCAACTGGCTGGGGATCCTGCAGTTCGTGAGCACCAACGGGCTGCTCTTCCTGCTGCTGGCGATGGAAGTGCTCAAACGCTTGGCGCCGGTGACGGTTACCAAGCTGGACGATCAGACCCTGGCGCTTTTGCAGCGCCTCACGCGGACCGATGGGGCCGTCCCTGGCGGCCGGCCCCCGACCCAGTAACCCCCGCCCCGCCTGCGCGGCCGAACTTCATCGATCGGACGCTCAACCCGTGGGGCGAATTGCCGGCAAAGCTTGAGGGCTATTTGCTGGCGCTTGTTGTCATCGTCGGACTGTTTTTGTTCGGCGTTCTCACCATCATGTTCTGCCGCTTGATTAAGGACTTTCGCAAATGAGCTCTCGCTTTTTGTGCCGGGCCGCGTTGGCCGCTTGTCTTGTGCTGGCCGTGGGCCTGGCTGCCGATGCGACGATTCCGGCCGACAACGGCTTCCTCGGCTATGACGAGGCGCGCACGAGCGTTTCGCCGGAGCTGACGGAAAATGTCTGGTTTCCCGGCCGCGGGATTTATCGAGCCTGCCGGCGCGTGCATCAGCGGCGATTAGAGCGCGGCGTCGCGGTGTTCGGCCAGCGGCGCTACAACGCGAGCTGCAGCTCCTGCGCGCCGAGCGTGCAGTACCAATACGTGCAGCCGCGTTATGTGCAGCCGGCTCCGCCCGTGGTTTATGACTATCCCAACCAGGTCGTGAACATCGGCTCGGCCGCGGCGTGCAATCCGAACTGTCCCTACTGCGGCGGCCGCGGCTGCCAGGGGAACTGCCAATGCCCGCCTACGTGCTACACGTTGCCCAATGGCGCCAAGGTTTGCGTGCCCTGCCGGCAGCCGGCCGCCGCGCAGGCTCCCGCGGTTGTGCAGACGATCGGGGCGTCGGCCGAGGCCTCGCCGAACCGCGAACCGATGGCATCGGCCCACGACATCCGCACGATCATCGGCTACGTGAAGACGACGCCAGAGCTTCGGCCGATCGTCGAGCGCGTGCTCGCCGACAACGTGTTGACCACGGCCGAGCATACGGAAGTACTTCTCGAATCGAGTCGACTGATCAACCACAAAGCGGACAAGGGCCTGCAGGCCGAAATCGATCGATTCCGGGCCCAGCGGACCGAGTTCGAGCCGCCGCTAACGCCAGGGACGCGGTAACCAACAGAAGCAAACGAAGGCAACGAAGAAATACTCTTCGTTGCCTTGCTTCCCTTATGTTCAACAAGGAATCGAGATGACACAGCGAAATTGCCAAAGCGCGCATCAATCGGAATCGGGCGTCGAGATCATCTACCCCTCGCCGCCACGTTGGGCCGTTATCTTTCTCATCTGTGTTGCGCTGACCGCGATCGCCGACGTCGGCCTCAAGCTGAAAAATTCGTTCGCTCCGCCTCCGCCGCCCGCGATGACGATTTATCCGGAGTGCGACATGCAAGTCGCGCTCATCAAGGAGCTGCAGGCGAAGGTGAAGGCGCTCGAAGACTTGAACCCGCGGAAGGTGCAAATCTCGACGCTGCCGGATCCGCCGCCCTTCCCGCCGGCGAAGCGGCCGGAGCGGAGCATCCTCATCGATCCCAACTCGCGGATCATCGGGGGCGAGAAGACGTCCCGCGCTTATTGGGGCTGCCCGTGTTTACGGGTGGCTTGGAATCGGGGGAATGCAGCCGAGGAGCCAGAACACGCCGATGATCAGCCAGGCGACGGCTGAGGCGATTAAGAAGCTCGATCCTTTCGGGAAGTTTTCCATCGCCCGCCATGGTACTCAAAAAAGCCAAACACCCGAACCCCAAGCGCGTGCGAAAGCGATTGCTGGAAACGTCGCTCAAGGCGCTCGATGCGCTGCGCGTCGAGCTCGACGGCTTGATCGCGAATGAAATCGGCGTGACGAAGGTCTGGGCCGAGACTTACAAGCTCGTCGCCGATCAAATCCGGCGCGACCTTCCCGATCGGGAAGGGCAGCGGCGGGCGAAGACGCCGACCGAGCCCGCGCCGCAAACCAAACCCACGCTCGGCGGGCTCAAGCTCGTCGGCTAAAGATGCGTGACTTCCAAGCTCCTCACCGCGAATCAGCTCTGCAAAGAGCTGAAGATTGACGCCAAGAAGCTCGCGGGATTCGTGAAGGCCGGCTTGCCGCACAAGGGCAAGGGGAAGGCGCAGCGGTTCGACGGGGACGCCGTCATCGAGTGGCTGGTTGCCAAGGGATACGCCCAGCCGCCCGCGCCGGCCGGACCGGTGGCCGCCACGATCGCCGAGGCGGCCGAAGTGCTGGGCGTGCACCGGCGGACGCTCGCCGAGTGGTGCAATGACCCGACCTTTCCCGGGACACCCGGCCCGCCTGGCCGCCGCGAGGGGCATTTCCCCATCGACGAAATCAAGGCCTGGCAGGCGCGCAACTTTCCGGCGGGCGGCGGAAGCTCGAGCAATGAGCTCGCCGAGCTGAAGGCGGCCAAGCTCCGGGTGCAGGTGGAGCGCGAGCAGCTCGAATTCGCCAAAGAGCTGAATGCGATCGTCGAGCTGGACGACGTCCGCAACCTGATCGAGTCGGCCATCAACACGGCGAAAAGCATCTTCGACGAGTTCCCCGAGCAGTGCGTCGCCAGCATGCCGGGCAATCTCGATAAGAAGCTCAAAAACAAGATCCGCGAGCTCGCCGAGCGGAAGAAGAACGAAGCTTACGAAATGCTGGCAGCGATGTTCCATGACGACGACGACGAAGAAAGCGAAGAGCCGGCCGCTGACGCTCCGGCCAAGCCCGCTAAGCGTTAGGCGCCCCGACTTGGGGCCGACGATCGCCCGCGCCTGCGCGAGCGGAAAGAACGCCGTGCGCAAGTGCCTGGCGAACGCCTGGAAATGCCGGCAAAAGGAATCGCCGGCGAAGTGGGTGCCTCGCAAAGTGCGGCTCGACAACACGATCGAAGCGGGGGCCGGCCGATTCGACCTCGACCGGCGGCCGTGGTGGAAAGACGTGCTCGCCGATTTGGACGATCCGGAAGTGCAATCGGTGGCCATGAAGGCGGCCACGCAAATCGGCAAGACGCTGACGCTGATCACCATCATCTTATGGTGCGCCGAGAATCAGCCGGCCCCGGCGATGCTCGTCGTGCCCGATCAGGATGCGGCCGTCGAAATGCGCGACCGCATTTACGCGACGGCCCGGGCCACGATCGCCGCCGGCGGCTGCACGCGGTTGCGGATCCCACCGCAACACAAATGGAACCTGCGCTATATCCACCTGGGAAGCATGCGGGTGCACCTGGCATGGTCCGGCAGCCGGCAGCGGCTGCGCGGCAAACCGTGCCGCTATGTGTTCCTCACCGAAACCGACGTCTACGGCTGCAACAAGAAGGCGGGCGATCCGATCGCCGCGGCCCATCAGCGCACGAAGGCCTTCTTCCGCGGCCTGCATTATCACGAGTCGTCGCCGAGCTCGACCTCGGAACGGCGGAGCGAAATCTCGCAGCTCGAAGAGCAATGCAGCGCCCGCTATCGGTGGTATTGCCCCTGCCCCAAGTGCGGCCACAAGCAGGAGCTGCGCTTCTTCACGCGCGAATTCACCATCAATGGCGAGAAGCAACAAGCGGGCGGATTCGGCGGGCTGAAGAACAAGCACAACGAATGGCACACGCAGGACGAAGCGCGGACGCATGCGCACTACGTTTGCGAAAAGGGTTGCCTAATCTCGAACGATCAAAAGCAAGATATGCTCGCCGCCGGCGAGTGGCGGACGATCGACGGCGAGAAACCAAAATCGCGGCATTCGGTCGGCCGGCACTTGTGGAGCATTCACTCGGAATCGATCAGCTTCGGCACGATCGCGGCCGAGTACATCAAGCATCGCGACGAAGGGAAGATTCCCGAGTTTTGGGGCAACTGGCTCGGCCTGGAATGGAAGCCGCAAGTGCGGCTGATGAAGTGGCAAACGCTGGGGCATCGCCTGGCGGCCGAGCACACGCGCAAGACCGTGCCGGCCGAAGCGTGGTTCCTCACCGCGGGCGTCGACGTGCAAGGGGATACGAACGGTGTGCGGTATGTTGTACGCGCTTGGGCTCCCAACTGCACAAGTTGGCTCGTCGATTGGGGGCGGATCGATCGTTTGCCTGGGGATGAAAACGACCTCATTCGCTCCGACTTGCGCCAACTGGGGCAGCTCGTGCTTGGCCGGCAGTTCCCGACGTTCGAAGGCCAGCTCAACGTGTGGAACCGGCGCGAGCTGACGGTGAAGCTGCTGAACATCGACACGGGGCATGTTCCCCTCAAAGTGCATCACTGGATGCGAAGCTTGCCGGAAGAATGGATTGACGATTCTCGCCCAGGCGTCTGTGTGCGCGCGATTCGCGGTGACCATGAGCCGCCGAAGGCTGGCGAAAAATTTTGGCGATATAACCGGCTTGAAGCCAAAAGCCGCTCCGATGAAGAGTATGAGGGCGGGATGGGACAATGGCGGGTGTACGTGTATCCGTTCTATGAAGAGTTGCTCGAAAAACTCAGCGGCCAGCCACACCAGCCGGGCAGTTGGCATGTGACGGCCGACTGCTTGACGCAAGGGCGAAGCTATCTCGAACAAGTTTGCAACTTCGGCCCGAAGCAAGTCACCAACAAGGATGGCCGGCATGCAACACTTTGGTCGGCAGTCAACGGTCGCATTGATGTCGACTTTTGGGATTGCGAAATCTACGCGTTAGTGGCCGCCCAGATGTGCGTCGGTTCGCTCGGCTGGAACCCCGAGGCCTGGGACAACTGGCGGAAGCAAGTCATGGGGCCGAAGCCGCAGGAGGTGGCGGCTCGCCGGCGGCGGCAGATGGAAGACGTCCCAATGCTGGATGATCGGTAGGCAATGACCTCAGCAGGTAAGCCGCGAGGGACTGGTATTCGCTCCAAGGGGCACCATCGAGCATGGGACTGCCGTTTTCATCGGGATACATCCGTTCGGTCGCCAGCGTTTTGATGAAGTCCCACATAAGCGGGAAGACTTCGTCGCTGGGCGTGATGTATCGCACGAGGATCGACTCCAGGGCGGGCTCGTAATAGCCGTTGGGGTTCCACGCCGTACGGATTTCGGTTGCCAACTCTTCGAGCTGTTTGGGGGTCATGAGGGGCTGTTCTGACGAAATGGTTGGCCGAATGTCCGCGCGGCGCGGATGATTGGTGAAAGTTACCTCTTCCGGAGTTTATCAGATGGCCCGCCGCAATCGTAATTCTTCCACCGCCCCGAGCTCGGACGCTCCCATGGAAAGCGAGGAGCCGCTCCTGAATGCGGAAGACGTCGCCGGCGAAGAGTCTTTGGACGAATCCGGCGAAGAGCCGCGATTCGCTCCGGATCCACCGCCCGAGGCGGCGCCAACGCTCGGCCTGGACGTCGCCTCCGATCGCGGCCGGCAAGGCGCCGACGGTCGGCCGTACTGCTCCGTGCATATTTGCCTGATGACGGCCGGCCATTCCGATCGCCGCGCGACGCACTACGCTTGCCCGGTGCCAGGCTGCAAGGAGAAGGAAAAGAAGACGCGCCCGATGGCGAGGATTCCGAGCCAGCCGCAACGCTGCCCGAATCGGATTTGCGAAAAGAAACCGGACGCCTATCTGGCGGTCGTGCCGAAAAAGTCTACAGTCGTGCGTCTGACGATGCGTTGCCCGTGCTGCGGAATGGAAGTTCACCGGCCACGGCCCGAGGCGGCCAGCGTCCTCAAACGGCAGCAAGCCGACGCCGATCGGCGAGCTGCGGCGCCCGATCTTGCGGCGCGCTAGAGGTCAATGAATGACTGGAGTTTTGTATGGACACAGAATACGTCATCGTGCGGAACGTCCGCACCGATCTGATGGAAGCCAAGGTCAAAGAGCACCTGGCCGCCGGCTGGGAGCTGCACGGCTTTCCCTTCTCCCACGGACCGCTCGCCTGCCAGGCGATGATTCGCACGCCCCAGGCTGCGCCGATCGTCATTCCAAGCAAGCATGCCGACTCCGCCCGCCGGCGCTGGGCCAACATGGATCCGGACGAGCGGCAGGCCTACGTCGAGAAGATTCGCGACGGGAAACGCCGGCAGCCGATCGCCGCCTATTTAGCCGACCCACTGCCAGGTAGCAGTGTCGCGCCCAGCGGAGCTGAGGAGCTGACGGCCCGGGCGGTTTGAAAAGCGGCTCGTGTGCTGCGAGTAACCGTTGCGGCGAGCTCGGCCGTACGGCCGCCAATGCGCGGCGTCCCGATTGAGCGCGGCTTGCATCGCGGGATGCGAAGTCGTGATGCGCAGCGCCTTGCCTCCCTTGGTTTCGAGGCGGGCGACTTTCGCGAGCGCCTGGCGGGCGATGCCGAGGCCTTGGTACTGCGGCAGGATGACGATGCGGTGAATGTACCGCACGCCTTTATGCCCCGGCCGATTCGACACGGCGACAATGCCGCACACTTCGCCGGCGACGGGAACGCTTCCGCCTAAACCGATGTCAGCGCGCACGAGATAGCCCGTCGTATGCGGGTGGACGTTGGCGCTTAGATAGTGGTGCGCTGCAAATTTCGGCCACTGCGCCGCGACACAGCAAGGCCCGATCGACACCCGCGGCTGCGGGTATTGGTGGGGCGGCTCCTTGCGAATGGGAATCAGACATTCGCCGGCGGGGAGCTCGATCACCCAATCCGGAGCCAGCCAGGGCAGGAAATCGGTATGCGCCGTCACCACAACCAGGCCGGGCGCGTCGGCCTGGCTGATTCGCTTGCGGAGGGCAACGCTCGTTGAAATCGCCGTCGCTCGATCGACGGTGCTCGTGTACTCGTCAATGACGATCGGCGGCTTCGCCTGGCCGGCCAGACGAAGCGCGAGATCGGCGCGGAATCGTTCGCCCGTGCTCAACAGCTCGCGCGGGCGCAACCAGGTGGGCACAGAGTTGAGGCCGACGCTGCCGAGGATCCGCTCGGCCGCCAATTGACCGACGAGCTCCGCCAGCTCGGCGACGAGCGACAGGCCGGCCGGCGGCTGGGGGCAAGGCTGCAGGCCCAGCGGGAACAGCTCCCGAGCTAGCGACGTTTTGCCGGAGCCGGACGGGCCGACGATCGCCCCGATCCGCCAGGTGGCGGGCGGCGCCTCGGCCTGGATGACGGTGGTTTCGCACTCGTCGCGGTGGATGTCGAAGGCTTTGCGCACGGCTTCGCTCGCGGGATGACGGCAGCGGTTTGTCTGCAAATGGACGGTGACCCGCGGCCCCGGTTCGGTTTTTGGGCAGGTTCTTCTCATTCCGCCGAGTGTCGCCGTGGGCCGGCCAGTCCGGCAGGGCCATCTTCCAAAGTTTGGAAGATGGGTTCGCAAAAGCCGTAGCCGCCGGGCCGCGCGGCGCGGAGAAACGGGGCTATGGACGATCAAACCCTGCTCGACGCGGTCAACGCCCAAATCCTCGCTTTGACGACGGGCGGCATTGCCGAGTGGCAAGAAGGGTCGCATCGCGTGCGGCATTGTTCGCTGCGCGAGCTGCTCGACATGAAACGCGAGCTCGAAAACGCGATCGCCAGCGCCGCGGCCGGCGGCATCATCGTCGTTCCGATTACGAGCACAAGGGATTCCTAGTGCAGATCAGCGAGCAAGAGCATTCCGACGCCTGCGCATTCCTCGCGCAGCTTTCGGCTCAGGCCAAGCGCCGCGACGCGCAAAGCCGGACGATGGCGCAGCTCCTGCGCCAGACAAATGAAGCTTTTCGCTGGGGCCGGCTCGATCGAAGCACGCGGCATTTCGACCCGCCCGCCCGCAGCGGCGATTCGGCGACACTCGAATCCGATGACCGGATGCACCGGCGGACGCGGAGCGAGGATCTCAATAACGCCCAGGTCAAGCGCGTTGTCGATGCGCTGGGGGACCTGGTTGTCGGCTGCGGGATGCAGACCTTCGCCGATCCGTTCAGCGCCGACGTCTCGATCGATGACCTGATGGCCGGCTTCGAAGACGAGCTCGCCTACGCGCTCGAAGCCGACGACTTGCACGAGGAATGGTTTAACGACGCCAAGCAGTTCGACGCGCAAGGCAAGCAGACCGGTCCGGAAATGCAACGCCAGGCGATTCAGGAATGCGTGCGCGTGGGGGATGCCCTGATCCTGCGCGTCAACAAACCCCGCCGCGGCCGGACGATTCCGCTCTGCTACCAAATCATCGAGCGCGATCAGCTTTGCCGCGATAAGGACCGCTCGGCGGCCAAGGGGCAAAACAAGATTGTCGGAGGCATCGAGATCGACGCGGACGGCGTGGTTGTCGCGTATCACCTGTACGATGAACACCCGTATGACGATTTCGGCATTGGCCAGGGCTATGGCGCGAGCACGCGGATTCTCGCAGAGCGCATTCAGCACCTGTGCCTCTTTCGTCGGCCGAGCGAGAACATCGGCTACGCCTGGCTGCATGCGATTGGGCAGGCGCAGTTCGACCGCGACCGGTTCATGGGCGCCGAGATCCAATCGGCCGCCAAGGCGGCGCTGATTCTGCTGGTCGCCAAGCTGAAGCATCTGAAGGGTGCGCTCAATGGCGGCACCCTCGGCCTGATGGATGGGGAGTCGCAGGTTGACGAATACGGCAACCAGGAAATGCGGCTCGGCTCCACGCCCGAAGCGCTCAAGATCGGCGAGGACGACGACATCAAGATGGTCGAAAGCAATCGCCCCACGGACACGGCCGAAAGCTTCGTCGGCATTCTCGATCACGACACGGCCGGCGGTGCAGGCCTGTCTTACTACACGCTGAGCGGGCGCTACGATCAGACGAATTTCTCCAGCCTGCGCGGGGCTTTGCTCGCGGAGGATGGCCACATCCGGCCGCTGCAAAAATGGTTTGCCGATCGCATCGCTCTGCCAATGCGCAAGGAATTCCACGCGCAAGCCGTCGGTATGGGCAAGCTCAAGAAGCTTGACCTGGACGATTACCTGGCCGAGCCGCGGAAGTACAGCCGCTTCGTGGCGATCGGGCCGGGCCGCGAGCTGCTCGACCCGGAGGCGGAAATTGACGCCAGCCTGGCGAAGCTCCGCAGCGGGCAATCCACGCTGCTGATCGAGAACGCCCGCCGCAACCAGCATTGGATCCGCGTGCTCCTGCAGCGGGCGCGGGAAGAAGCCATCACCAAGAAGCTGAAACTCACGCTCGATTTCAGCAAGGGCAACGGCGGCCAGCCTGGCGAGAACGAAGGGGACGCGCCGCAACCGAAGAAGGCCGCGGCCAAGAAGAAGGGACCCGCCGCCCAGCAGCGCGAGGAAGAGCGAGCCCAATGGAGGAACGGATGACGAAGCGTCGCCACTTAGCCCGCCGCGCCGCGGAAAGCCTGATCGGCTCCATCGCGCAATACCCCTTGTGGATGCTCGACGTCCAGCATGCCGGCGCTTACCGCTCGAAGGTGACCGAGGAGCATATCCGCACGGCGATCGGCATTCCCGGCTCGCAGCCTGGCAGCCCGCTCGTCGTCAACGGCTCCGCCGTCATTCCGATTGTCGGAATGATTGTGACCCGCGAATCCTGGGCGACCGAGCGCGGCTACGCCACGAGCCAACAAGCCGTGCAGCGGCAGTACGAAGCGGCGATCGGCAATAGCGAAGTGCGGGGCATTGCCTTCTATGTCGATACGCCGGGCGGCATGGCGCAAGGCAACGAAGAGGCCGCCCGCGCGATGCACGCCATGAAGGGCCGCAAGCCGACGGTGGCCTATGTCGAAGGCATGATGTGCTCGGCCGGCTATTACCTCGGCAGCGTGGCCGATCGCATCGTCGCTTCGCCGAGCTCGCTCGTCGGGTCGATCGGCAGCATCCTGGTGCATTTCGAAGTCACGAAGTTTCTGGAAGCGATCGGCTTCACCGCCACCGTCATCCGCAACCCGGCCAAGAAGGCGCTGGGCGGGATGTTCGAGCCGCTGGGCGAGGCGGGCCGCGCGAGCTGGCAATCCAAAATCGACGAGCTCACGGCGATGTTCGAGTCGGCCGTCGCCCGGCATCGCGTCCTGTCCCGGGACACCGTCCGCGCGAATTACGGCCAGGGCGAGGCCTTCTTCGCCGAAGCCGCGCTCCAGCGCGGGCTGATCGACCAGGTCGGCAGTTTTGCCGACGCCCTCAATTCACTCTCCGGCGGCGAGCGTTCGCGGCCGACGCAAGTGGTTCCTGTTTTAGGGAATTCGGAAATCGCCGCTGGGGGCTCGTCCCTGCCGCCGTCGAGCCCCGAGTCCCGAGTTCCTTCTCCCTCTTTGGAGTCTCGCACCATGGATCCCCGTCTCAAGGCTGCACTGTTCGCCAAGGGCCTTATCTCCTCGATGGAAGCCAGCGACGCCGAATGCCAGGCGGCGCTGCGCAGCTTCTACATGGGCCTCGGCAAGAATGTGCCCAAAAATGGCGATGCCATCGATATCGACCAAGCGCTCGCCGGATTGTGGGCAACGGCCCCCACCTTGAATCCGCAACATGCGGCCGGACCCCAACAGCCGGCGGGCGCTCCTAACAACGTGCAGAAAGCGCGGGAGCAAGAAATCGCGGAAGCCGCGATCGCGCAGCACAAGCTCCGCTCGAAGGAGCTCCGGCAGCGGGGGCAAATCCTCGGCGTCAGCGAGGAGAAGATCAACGCGGCCATCGAAAGCAACGTGCCGACGGCCGACGTCGTCATGGGCTGGATGGATGAAAGGGCCAAGACCGAAACGCCGATTACGCCGGTCGCCGGCGGGCATGGCGGCGAGAACTTCGAAGCCGACGTGATGACGGCCGCGGCACTGCAGTGCAATATCCCGGTGGCGTCCAATCCGCGGCCGCGGGAAGTCGCCCAGCTCCGCCGCGCCTCACTCAGCCAGATCGCCGCGCAATGCTTGCGCATGAACGGCGTGCGGATCAGCGAATACGCCTCGCGCGAGGAAATCCTTGAAGAGGCGATCGCCATGGACGGCACGACGAAGAAGCTCGACTTCGGCCAGGATTCGCCCGCCTTCAACCGGCCGGGCAATTTCCCCAACTTGCTTTCGGGCGTGGCCAATATGGCCATCGACCGCGGCTTCGAGCTGGCGAACGTCAGTTATCCGGAATGGACGGGGGAATGGCCGGAGGAGCTGGACGACTTCACGCCGGCCGCCGTCACTGCCCTCAGCGAAGCGACGGAGCTCCAGCAAGTGCAGGACGAAGAGGACAGCAAGGACCTCGACCTCAAAGAGGAGCTGATGGCCGCGATCCAGGTCGATCGCTACAGCAACAAGATCAAGTTTTCGCCGCTGCTCAAGGCGAATGACAAATTCGGTGTCTTCGTCGAGAAGAACATCAACATGGGCGGGGCCGGCGAGCGCAAGGTCAATCGCAACTGCCTGCGCGTGCTGACCGGCAACCAGGTGATGCTCGATGAATTCCAATTCTTCGACGACACCAATCACGGCAACGACATTCTCGTCGGCTCCGGTGGGGAGCCGAGCGATTCGCAGTGGGATGCGATGCAGCTCAAGGTTTTTGCCCAAATGGGGATTAACCAAGAGACATACATCACGACTCCGCTCGGCGTGCTTTTGTGCCCGCCGAAGCTCTGGCGTCCGGCCGTCCAGTCGCTCGGCAGTTTCCGCAGCATGGATGAGAAGATCGCGGCTACGGACGCCACCCGCAACGTCTATCGCGGCCTGATGACCATTGTGCGCGAGCCGGAGTTGCAGGCGGTCAGCAATAAGGTTTGGTACGGCTTCTGTGACCCGACGACAGCGCCCGCCGTCGTTCGCGCCTACCAAAAGGGCTGGGGCCGCAAGGGCCGACGGCAGCGTTGGTACCGGCCGGAAAACAAGTGCCTCTACTTCGAGCTGGAAATCCGTTTTGGCGTCGCCCCGCGCAACTGGCGCTACGGCTACCGCAACGCCGGCGAGTAATCGATTCGCAATCCCAATCCGCCGGTGACTGGTTGCTAGTGCCAGTCGCCGGCCTCGGGCCGTTCACTGGCAACCTCGACCCATTCCTACATCTTTCGGATTCAAGCCATGCAAACTCGACGCAAGCTCTTCACGTTCGACGGCGCGCAAGCGCCGCCTGCCGTTGCCAGCCGCGATCAGATTTGGTGCAGCAAAATCACCAAAACGGCCGGTTCCCCTACTGTCAAATCGGGCTCGGATGGCTCGATGCAACTGGCGCTCACGGCCGACGCCGAGGTTCAAAACCTCTGCCTCTACATGGGCGATTTGCTGCAATACGACATCGACGACATCATCAAGGTCCGGATCGCCGCCGCGCTGACAGCGGCGCTCCCGGCCGCTTGCATGGCCGCCTTCGGCGTCTGCGCGGCGCGTAACGATGCGATCGATTCGCTCGCCGCGCATGCGAGCTTCCGCGTGCTCGGCGGCGCGCAAACCGTCTATGCCGAAACGGATGACGGCGTAAATGACGTCGATGACAAGTCGACGGGCATGGTTATCGGCACCACCTTCAAGGATTTCGAGATTGATTTCTCGTCGGGCTTCCAGGCCGTCGGCCTGCCCGGCCGAAGCAAAGGGGGCAAGGGCTGCGTGCTCTTCAAGGCGCCCGATGCCAACGGCCGGGTCGAGCGCGTGTTGCAAAACACGTTATTCGATATGAGCAATTACAGCTCGGGGCTGCAGCTCTACGCGCAGCTCCAAAAGACGGCGGACGCCGCGGTGGCCACGCTCTCGATTCTCGAAATGGAAATCGAGTACAAGCTCCCGACCAGCATGAAGTAAACCGGCCGCGGATACTCCTGCCGCTGATCGGTTGCCAGGGGCCTACGGGCCCCTGGTTTTTTCTCTCACCGCTTGCGCCATGACTTTTGCCCAGCTACGCCAGACTGCGATGCAGCTCGGAGCGCTTAACTCCGAGCTGTTTGCGGAAGACGTCCAGGTGCAAGTCAGTGGCACGTTTAAGCCGGTCCGCGCGCTTTGCAGCATTATTGGCGTCAACGATTCGCAGGGCCGGCTTGTAGGCGCAACGGGCGTTTTTCCCCAGGCAGGCACGTTCGACGACACGGAGCGGCTGCGCGTCTTCGTTAGTCGGGATCCGAGCTTTACGCCGGCCGGGTATGCCGCACCCGGTTCGCTGACACGTACGCCCCAGGTAGGCGACCAGCTCATGCGCGCAGCGGCGAAGGACGCCAACCGCCGCCCCTTCGTCTATCGCGGCGAAAAGCAGTGGGAAAGCGACCAGGCAGCCGTGTATATCTTCGAGCGGCCGACGCGCGAGATCCAAGGCAGGAGGACCTAAGCCTTGGCGACCACCGGCTCATTGGCGCTTGCTCTCGAAGGCGCGGAAACTCTCTTCTCGCTGTCGGCCACGCTGCAGGCCCGCGTCGGTGGCAAGACGCCGGCCGAGTTGAAGAGCCAGCACATTCTCTTCGGCGAGCTCACCAATGAAGGGGCGATCGACCCAACGGCAACGCTCGCCGGCAAGCGGCCGGCCATCATCCTGATTCCCGAAACGCACTTTTACGTGCAAGTCGGGCAGGGCTCACAAATCACGATGCTCGCCAATACGGGGATCCTCGTTGTCATCACCGACAACCCGCGGTACCCGGAGAACCACAAGGCCAGCCTGCTCGACTTCGTGGACTTCGCCAGCTCGGTGATGGATGACATTTCCGACCTGTTCGGGCGGGACACTTACTACCCGTTCAACCGCCCGACGCTCGAACAGCCTTACTTTCGGCCGATCAAGATCGATCGGCCTTCGGATGACTATTGGACGGCAACCTACCTACTCGCCAAAGCCGAGGAGGGTTAAGCCGTGGCCACTTTCATTCGCGTGGGTTTGCTGCTCGAAGGGGCGGCGGCGATCGGCAGGCGCGACCTGGCCGAAATGGGCCGCCAGTCCTACGCCGCGGCCGCCGAGCTCTGGCTCGGCACGATGCTCCCCAACCACTTTCGGCCGGGCGCATCGAGCAAATACCGCTACCGCCCGCGGACCGCGAAGTACTTGCGCACCAAGCGGCGGCTGGCCACGATCGGCAAGGTCGAAGACGGCGGCACGCAGGACCTGGTTTTCAGCGGGAACCTGCGCCGCTATTTGACGCAGCGCAAGCAGCGGGTGACCCGCTATCCGACCCGGGCCCGCGTCGAGCTGCAGGGGCCGCCCGGCAAGGGTGGCACGCGCTCCTATTTCGACATTCGCTACCGGCCCGGCCGGCCCAATCTCGCCCAAGAAGTGATCACCGTCGTTCGCGACGAGCACCAAGAGCTCACAAGCGAAGCGAGCCTTACCGCCCACAAGTTCTTACGCACCGTCCGCGCCACGCGGAAAGTGAGATAAGCGCCCCTCCCCGACAAAAACCAACGCAGCCGAGCCCAGCACCATGAGCACCACCGTCGTTTATTACCCGCACTCGGTCTACTTCCCGGGCGACATCGTTCTCACGCAAATTGCGAACGTCCAGCCCAACAACAACTTTGTGGAGCTGGTCGAATACTCGGCGAGCGAAGCGGGGCCGCAGTTCACGGGCGCCCATCAGGCCAGCCCCGACAATACGTTCGAGACGACGCAAATCAAGACGGTGCTCGATCAGATGAATGCTGACGGGCATTACCTGATCAAGGACTATTCGAGCGGCGGCGCGGTCCTCGTCGATTACAAAGCGGGCTTGAACCTGGGCGTGCGCGTGGCCGACGCGACGCTCGGCCATTTGCTCTTCACGGCGAACGACAACACGGCGGTGGCCTGGGAAGGCTTCAGCGCGCGGCAAGGGGGCCTGGTGACGATGCGCGCGCGGCTCGCGCATATCTTCCTGCCGGCGAGCGGCAACGATCCGCTCATTCCGACCGTCAACGTCGCCATCACCAATCCGCCGGCGGTGAACCATCTTTTCACGCTCGGCAAAATCTCGCTGAACGGGACGGCGCTGACCGGCGTGGAAGACGCCAACTGGGACAACCGGGTCGTCTGGGAAATTCGCATCAGCGACGGCGATCCGTTCCCGACCTATATCGCAATCAAGACCTACGCGCCCTGCCTGCGGATCAACACGACCAATTGCGCGTACATGACGACCTACGGCACGCGCGGAACGGCGCTGACGGCGGCCAACGTGTTTTTGCGCAAGAAGCTGCTCTCCGGCATCAATGTCCCCGACGCGACCGCGGAGCATATCAAGCTCGCGGGCACGGCCGGCACGATTCGGGCGACCGAGCTCCGCGACTCGCCCGGCATGTGCCAGGTGGAGGTTTGCTTGCGCGAGCCGTCGGCCGGCACGCCTTGCTTCACGCTCAACACGGCGACCGCCATTACCTAACGCGTAAACACTTTTTGCTTCCCCGCTTCTGAAACCCTTTACCTAAGAGGTAAACAAAAATGTTCCCGGCCGAACGCACTCCCGAACAAACCGCCCTGGCCGAAGCCGCGGCGAAGGTCCTGCGCGAAGTCTTCCCGGCGATGGGGCCGCACGCGCTCGAAACGGTGCTCAACGAGCACACGCCGCACGAGGCCGAGCAGATCGTCGAGGCGGGCAAGATCGAGAAGGTCCGCCAGCGCGACCGGGTCGAAGCCTGCCGCATGGTGATGAAGCGGGCCTACGATCGCCGGCAGCAGGCGACGCTGCAGGCGGCCGAAGCCGAGGCGGTCGTCACCGCCGGCGTCGACGTGCAGGCCGACGGCGTGGAGTTCCTGGTCGAGGCGGTGTCCGAGGACACGCCGGCCGACGTGGACGAGCCAACGACGCTGCTCGGCGAGGCGCCCGTCGAAGCCGCGGCCGTCGCAGCGCCGGCAGCCGAATCGCCCGCCCTGCCGGCGAAGTAACTGCAACCCACTAGCCACTAGCCACCAACCACTTCGCCGCCATGGATCCCACCGGCCTGCAGTACTTCATTCCGAACGCCACTCCTGCCGAGCTCGTCGAGGATGGCAAGCTGCGGCGTGACGCGCTGGAGCGGTACAACCTGGCGGAGCGACTGGCCGATGTCGTTACCGAGAATGTGCATTTCACGCTGGCCAATGTGAATGGCTCCGTGGGGCCGGGCAAGCAAGAGGGCATCATCATTGCGCCGGTCAGCCGCCATCGCGGCTCGCCGGACCCGCTCGGCAATTGGCCGCTGCGGCAGGTTTGCATGGCGATCCCCAAACAGGTCTGCGCGCCCGAAGCGGTCATCCTGGCCAACAAAGACGCCCTGCCGGATCCGCTCGCCCTGGAACGGCATGCGATCATTCCCGGCTACACGATCGACGATCGTTTCGGCCGGTCCTGGCACGTTCCCGTAGCTCGCTCGCCAAGAGGCAAAGCGACGCTCCCGCGGCTATACAGCTTCGACCGGTCCGGCCAATGCCTGGAACGCGTGGCCGATGACTTCGCCTGGCTGTGGAACTTGGCGGGCGAGCTGCGGGATTGGTTCACCACGGACGACAGCCGCCCGCGGTCCTGGGTGATCGAGTCCGTCGTGAAGATTCTGGCCGTCAACTATCGGCTCGGCAAGGAAGAACTGGGGCTGCTCGATGAGCTGGGCGCCGGGTTCTTGGATGATCGCTTCGTCGATGGGGTGTGCTTTGCGACGGTCGATTTCGCGCTCGTCGATGAGGCAAAAAAAAACATGACGGCGAGCGGGGACGCTGGAGCAACGAGCTCCTCCAGCTCGAAGCCTGGCGACGCGGACGGCTCCCCGAGTATTCCCCAAGCTGGGGCGGGCTAATGGCCGTGCATTGGCTCGATGCACTGGAACGAGATAACGAGCCTCCGGCCGTTTTAGTAATGAGGCGTTAAATGGCCGACGGCAAAGTCACTTTCGATTTCACGGGGGACGCGAGCCAGGTCGAAAAGGAATTCGACAAGACCGGAGCCGCCGCGCAGAAATCCGCGCAAAAGCTCGACACTCTCGAGAAGCAGGCCAAGCGGGCGAGCGACAACCTGGCGAAGGCGGCGCAGGCCGCGGCCGACGCCGTCGGCAAGACGGCCGAGGAAGCCGAGGGAGCCCAGAACAAGGCGAACGCCGCAGCTCAGCGGGCCGCGCAGGCGCATGACGCCGTCGCCAAGCACGCCACGCGGTATGAAGTGACGCTCCGCCAGGCGATGGCCGCGGCGGAGAATCTCCGCAAGGTCGAGGCGAATCGCGGCCTGGAATCCAAGCGGCATTTCTTCCAGCAATTGCGCGACTTGCTGCAAACGCAAGAGCTGCATCGGAGGCAAGCCGAGGCGGCGCGCGAGGCGGGGCAATCGCACGTGGACGCGGCCAACCAAATCACCGCGGCGGAGAAGGCCAAGCAGCGGGAAATGGTGAAGGTCGCCGGCGAACAGGAGAAGCAAGAGGGTTCGCTGCGCGGCATGATCGGAGGCGCCGCGAAGTATCTCGCGACCTGGGTCACCGTCTCAACGGTCATGTCGGAGATTCAGTCGAAGCTTGCGCGGATTGACGAATCCCGGCAGAAGACCGCCGGCGTGCAGCAATCGGCCGCGACGCGGCTCAATCAGCATCTTTGGAGCTCGGGAGATACCGACGCCGCCGGCTTTCGTGGCGACGTGGCCGAGATCGAAGGCCTGGTCACGCGGAACCAATGGGGCGGCTCGGAAGCCTATGGCCTCGCCGAGCAAACGCTCAAAAAGGCTTTCAATGCCACGCAAGGCAATCGCCCGCTCGCCACGAAAATCGCCGACCTGGCGATGCGCACGAACCGTTTTTCGAAATTCGACGCGCCGGACCTGGCATCCGCGCTCGGCGTGCTCGGCGTGAAGACGGGGCGCAGTCCCGAAGAGAATGCGGCGCTGATCCTGTCGGCCGGCACTACGGCTTTGACCGACGATCCGAAACAGCTCTACGAAAACATCGGCGTGGCATCCTCGGCAGGGGCGGCGCTCGAATCGACGCCGGCCGGCAAAGCGGAAGGCGCCCGCCAGGCGGCGGCGGCCTGGGCCGCGTTCACCAACAACCCGGACATTGAAGGCCGAATGTCGGCCACGGAGTTTGCCAACGTTTCGCAATATCTCGACGAGCTGCGCGACAAGGGGCTCGATATGGGCCGGCCGCCCGGCGTGCCTTCCAGCATTCCCGATTCGGCCTTCCTGCAGAAGCTGGAAGGCATGCCCTCGCATTTCGTCGATCAGGCAAAGTACATCCGCAATTTGCCGAAGGAGCAACAGGAAGTCATCCGCAAAAAGATTCACACGATGGGCCGCGGCCGGATGGATCCGTGGGTCGATGCGATGCTGTTCGACAGCAGCTCGGAAGCGGCGATGGTTTTGGACCGCGCGAACGCCACCACCAATTACGACGCCGGCGCGATCCGCCGGCTCGAAACGAATCTCGAAAACCATCCCGCCTTTCAGGCGCAACGCGCTGCGGACGCTGCGGCGACGCGGACCAATCTGCAACGCACGAATGATACGGTCGAGACGCGGCAGAAGTCGGCCATCGATCTCGTAAACGAATTCCAGGCACAGACCACGGCATCGACTTCCTGGGCGGCCGATCCCATCTTCCAGGGACATCGCATCGTCCGATGGCCCGGCCGGAAATCCGATGTCGAATGGGCCAAGGAAATGGTGCGGTTCCGTATGTCGCAGGTAGGCGACCGCTTCTTTGAGACGGGCGACCAGAAAAAGCGCGTGTCGGAAATGCGGGCGCGCGGCAAGGAGATCCTTGAAGATTTGGAGCGGATGGAACCGGCTCCCGCGCCACGCGCGTCGCAATCCACGCGGGGACCTCGGCTCGACATCAAGGGGGAGTTTGACGCCGAAATCGGCAAGCTCATTGATGGGGTCAACAAGCTCATCGGCATCAGCGAGCAGCAGCTCGACGAGCTACGACGGGAGGACGCGCCGGGGCCAGGCGTGGGGCCGGCCGTCCGCGGCGAACAAGGCCGGAGTCGGGAAAGGGGACAGTAAGCCAATGGCCGCGAAATTCCGCATCGGCACGTTTTCCTTTATCAGCCTGTCGCAGCTTCCCAGCCTGCCGACGCGGCGGACTTCGCGCGAAGTCCGGCCCGGCCTGGATGGGGTGACGATTTGGCGCGGGGGGCGGGTGGCCGCCCCGATCGCCGTCGAAAGCGCCGTGGAGGCGGATGACGTGACGCAAGCGATCGACCTGGTGCGGCAGTACGAGCAAATCGTCGGCGAAAGCCTGGTCGACGTCGAATGGGGGGGCAGCCCGCTCAACGGCGTGCGGGCGCTGGTGTCCGACGTCATCCCGCTGCCGGGCGGCGTGCATGCCACCGTGCTCGGAGTGGGCGGTGTCCGGGGAAACGGCACGTCCAAAGGCATGTGCCGCTGCGTCTGGATCCTGAATATCGTTTCGACGCAGCAGTAGGCGGCAACAGTAGCGGAGGGGCCGCGCGGCGCGGAAAACGGGGTATTCGGTTGCCTGCATTCCCGATTCCCACTTTGAGCCCGCGCCATGAGCACCACGACTCTCGACATCATCATCCGCGCTTCCGGCAAGGAAGTTTTCACCGCGGCCGAGGCCCCGGCCGCCGCCAGCGAAGCCGATCGGACCATGAAGACAGGCGCCAATGCCCTCGTCGTCAGCTACACGCCCAGCAGCACGCCGCCGGTCAGCAAGCCGCTCGTATCCTTGCTGATCGATGCCACGGGCACGGTCAACCTGGCGGCCGTCGCGGCCATGGCGATTCCGGCCGGCGCGACGCGGACGGTCGATTTAACGGGCGGCAAAATGGTGCTGTTCATCTTGCGAGCTCCCAAGGAGAACGCAGCCGCTGTCACCGTGGCCCCCGGAGCTTCCAACCCCTATCCGCTCTTCGGCGCGGGAAACAGCGTCGAAGTAAAAGTCGGCCAATTCATTTGCGCGGGCTTTGAGGAGTTGACGGTCAACAGCTACGCAGCGGTGGGGCCGACGGCGAAGAACATCGACGTGACGATCACCGGCAGCGACAAGCTCTATCTGGAGCTGTATCTCGGCTAAGAGCCGCTCTTCCCGCTCGCCGCTCTCGCCCCGCTGCCATGGCCGTTAATGTGCGCATTCCGAACAATACGCTGCCGATCATCGGACGGCAGCGAGTGTATTGGAAACCGCGCTGGAATGCGTCCTGGGAGCGCAACTCGCATTTATGGTGCGAGTCGGCCGAGTGGCAACTCTTCTCCGGCATGTCGGCCGCCAGCTTGCGCTGGCGCTACGGCAGCGGCCTGGCGCCAGGCACGACCGGTTTCCAAACCTTCGCTCCGCAGCTTGGTCGGCTGACCTATTTCGTGAAAGTCGAATACGACGTGCAGCCCGTCGTTTCGGCGAGCGATCCGCCGCTCGTGTGGTATGGCACGATCGACGTCGATATCGACGAGCAGCTCGGGCCCGTGCTCGCCGGCGGCAAGATCGCCAATGGTCGCTTGCACTACGTGGCCAGCGGCCTGGAGCGGCTGTTTGAGGATACGCTCGTCCTGACGAGCATGATCGGCGACGGCTCCGCTCCGAAGCGCGTCAATCGAGGCATCGGTTTCAATGCCGACGGCAAGCCGAACCAGGCCGAGGCGGGCGATCCTTCCGGCGACAAGCTTTTCGCATCCAATCCGACCGCGAACAAACGCTACTGGAACACGCGCGACGCCGTGCGCTATCTGCTCAAGTGGCACGGGCCGAAGGATCAAAACGGCGATACGTCCATTCCCTGCGAGCTGAAAGACTCCGCGCTCTTGCCGGCCTGGGACGTGGTGGAATCCGAAACGCATGGGCGGAGCACGAAGGAGCTGCTGGCGGCGCTGATTCCCCGGCAACGCCTAATGAATGCCGTGCTCGAAGTGGAAAACGATAGCCGGCTGATCATCCGCCCCTTCACCTACACGGCCGACGAGATCCCGATTACGGCCATTTCGGGCGCGAGCATCCGCGCCAATCGCAATTCGCTCCGGCTGGATGCCACGCGTGACCGCGGCGGCAGTTCCGTCATCAAGCGGACCGTGCTCGATCGAGCCGATCGCGTTGTCGTGGACGGAGCGCCTCGCACGAGTACGGGGACGCATTGCCAGCGGCAACGCAGCCTGGGAAGCGGATGGAGTGCCCCACAGCAGGCGGAGTACAACACCGGCTCCACCCTGGCGCCCGACTATCCGCCCGATGACCGATCCGACCTGCAATTGCTGCGGACGATCAACTATCGGGCGTCCGAAGCACTGCGGAATGTGTATGCCCGCTTTGTGCTGCCGGCCAATTGGGATGGGCGCGTCGGCGACGGGGTTTCCTCCTCGGCCACCGATCCGCTGATGCCGAGCGATTCGGGCGGCGTTTCGCCGCTGGCGGCCGACGACTGGCGGTTCCTGCCCGATCTGCCCTTCAAGGCGAACCTCGATTATTCCAAGAGCTTAACGGAGCCGGCCAAGCGGGCGACCGGCGAGGAAGACTACGTCAAGCCCTTCGCGCTCTTTCCGGTGAAGGTTCGAGCGACCGACAATCCGCTTAGGTACCGGTTCGCGGATTGGTCCGGCATCACCGCCGATTTTCCGCTGCACGTCGAAGCGCTCGATGCCTGGTCGGCCAAGGTCGAAGTCAAGAAGGATGATGGGGCGATCTGGGTGACGATTGACCAGGGATTTCAGCATTACATTGCAAAAATGGACTTTGTCCCCACGAAGCTTCGCATCGATCAGCCGGCCATTACCAGCGACTGGCGCGAAATGCTCGTCGTGGCCTCCGTCGCCTGGAGCGAGCGTTGCCAAGGGGTTTGGCCGCCCGTACTCACCACGGAAACCGACTCCGTGCGTACGCTCCGCCTGCCGCTCGGCGATGCCGTACGCTGCGACTACGTGGCGCCCGGCTGCATCCTCGGTGTGGATCCCAGCGGCCGGCTGATTTATGCCCCCAGCGGTTTCGTACGGGACGATCGGCCGCTCTGCCGCGCGCTCGCGCAAGCCGCCTGGAGCTGGTATTACCCGGAGCGGGCCACGCTCGATTTCACGACGAGCTGCCTCACGAGCCAAATCCCGCTCGGCTGGATCGTGCAGGATGTCGGGGACCCGGACTCGCAAGACGTTCCGCTGCGGACCGTCAACAGCGTCGTAACGAGCTTGCGGGTGAATTCGCCGCTCGTCGAAAGCGAAACCGCGAGCGAACCGCCATTGCCCACGATGACGGTGCAAACCGGGCATGGCGAACTCGACGTGCTGAAGCTTGTGCCACTCGCGCAGCGCGCTCGCCGGCGGCATCGCGTCACGAGGGCGCACGCATGATCCCGCTGTCGGACAATCGCCGCCTGGAAGACTTGGAGGATTTGTCCTCGCAGCTCACGCGCCGCGGCTTTGCGGGGAACGATCGCGCGCCCTTCTCGCGGACCGAGCGACATATCTATCTGGCCATCACTACGGCCGGCAAGGATGAGCAGGGGCAGCCGAAAACCTAACCGCAAAAAGCGACCGGCAACCAGACGGGGCCCAACGCCTTTCCGATTACCTTTATTGCGCCCTACTTCACGCCCAACGAGCCGGGCGTTGCCAACTTCGGCAGCATGAAGTGGAACGACAACGAGGCCCAGGCGACGGCCTTCTCGATCGGCGGCCGATATTACGAAGAAGACACGACGGTCATCGTCTGTTACCAGCGCGGCAACCTGGCGGTGGAGGGGGGCGATTCGGGGCACTGGTGGATCCTCGATTCGGCCGAGGCCGAGGGCTTGGTTCACTTCCGGCTCAAGAAGCCGCTGGCCTGCGGCGGCTCGGCGCTGGCCTGCAAAATAACCTGGGACCGCGTCACCGAAACCTTCGTCGATGGCGAGGAGATCAAAGTCTTCGACGACTACGGCGATCGGGCGGTGAAGGGCTCCGACGACTATGTCAGCACCTTCAAGGGCTGGGCCAAGCTCCGCGGCAGCGTCGGCGAGAAGGAGAATCCCGACGATCCGGACGAACCGGAGCCGCCGCCGGAATATACGATCGTCGAAATTGACCACGTGGCGAAGTTCATCGAAGGCCGCGCGTATGCCATCAGCGGCACGAACAGCTTCGCCATTTTGCTGGAACGCTGGTATGACGGCCAAAAGCCGGAAGTGATCCTCGGGCAGCAAGACGAGGAGCTCGTCGAAGTCGTCGATAACCTGGATGGCGAGCAATTCTTCCCGCGGATCCCGCTCGGCTCGCTGGCCTGGATTAAGGCCATCTACGATCCTTGCGCGGCCTATTACACGGTCTGGAACGCGCAGCAAATGTGCAAGCGGTTTTTGTGTTTCGCGGCGGACCCCGCCTGCGGCACTTCCGCGATTCCGATTTTTCCCGATTACTTCGAGCGCCTCGACTTCTCGCCGTTCAACCTGCTGCCCCAGTTCCTGCCGCAAGCGGCACAGAACCCGATGGGGCATGCGGTCGAAGCGTTCGATTGGATGGAAATTGAGTGGGACGAGACGCTGCTCGATTGGATCGTGACGGACGTCCAAAAGCACGGCACAAACGTCATGGTCGACCTGCGCCAGCAAGGCTGCAAAATCCAAATCGGCACGCGGCAAGTCTTCATCGAACGCTGCAGCACGGCGGTGAGCTGGTCGGACGCCATCAGCTTGACCGCGAAGACGATTACCGAGCTTCAAAAGCTGACGCCCGACGACGACAACCCCAACCGCTGCAAGGTGCAAGTCCGCAGCTCCACCATCTGCGCCTTCGAAACGCAGGCGGCCGGCGAATGGACCGATTTGCTTTCCTGGCACTCGCAAGAGCTGGTCTACAACCTCTTCGCCGGCGAGGACGCGCTTACCCAGCAGTTCGTCACCGTCCCCGTTCTCGATGGCTGCTATGAAGGGACGCGGTCGCAAGTCGTGCTGCCCTTTACGAAGTGCACCTCCTCGCAATCCGGCGATCAGGGGCCCGAAGTATGAACCCCGACAAGCTCGCTTGCATTCACCGCGGGCCGGTCCTGCAGCAAATCGAAGCGACCGCCTGCGGTCATCGCGGCGAACTGATCGACGTTTACCAGTGCCGGGCCGAGCAGAACGCCCGCGGGCAGGCGATTCTTCGCCCGCGCAAGTGCGGCCAGGAAATTCCCGCCTGCTATCTCTGCGAATGGCAAACGCTCGACAACGGCGCACCCAACCTCCGCGCGCAGCTCGAAGACAAAGGGGAGATCAAGCGCGTCAGCAAGACGCCCAACCAAGGCGGCATTGCCGTGGCCATCTATCCCGACGGGCGGCCGATGTATCCCGACGCGGCCAAGCCGATCGTCGAAGAGCCTTGGATTGCGCCGGCGCATCCCATCGATTGGTTTGACCGCGTCGTCGTCATCAGCCTCCAGCGCCGCGAGGATCGGCGGAAAGACTTCTTCGATCGGCTGCACGCGGCCCGCTGGCCCTTTCATTGGCCGGAAGTGTTCGCGGCCGTCGACGGGCATGCCGTGCCCAAGCCGCAAGGCTGGGCCGATGGCGCCGGCGCCTGGGGCTGCATGCAGTCCCACCGCCAAGTTCTTGAGCGGGCGATCATGGATGGCGTCCGCTCGCTGCTCATCCTCGAAGATGATGCCCTGCCGGCCGACGACTTCGCGGAGCGGATCGATAGCTTTCTGGCCAGCGTGCCGGCGGACTGGTCGCAACTGATGCTCGGCGGCCAGCACGTGCAGCCGCCGGAATCTATCGCGCCGGGTTTGGTTCGCGTGCAGGAAGCCCACCGCACACATGCCTATGCGGTTCGCGGGGCATTCCTCAAGACGCTCTATCAAACCTTCGTTTCGACCTCCGGCCATTGCGACCATCGGATGGGGCCGCTGCATGCTCGCGCTCGGGTCTATGCCCCGTCGCCCTTCCTGCTCGGCCAGGCGGCCGTGCATTCGGACATTGCTTGTCGCCCGACGCCCCAGAACTTTTGGTGACCCATGCCGACCGGTTATTTGCATAACGGGCTTAAGTGGCTGCTGGTCGACGGCAAGGGGGCCATCAGCGCCGCCTGCTGCTGCGGACCGCGGCTCGTCTGCTTGCCGCGCATTCCGACAACGGTTTACGCCGTGCTGACCTTTACGGGCGTGCTGGCGTCGATGAATGGCACATATCCGCTGACCTGGCGGGAGGACATTCGGGCCTGGGTAGGGAAGATTCCCGCCACCACCTTCATCAATCCCTTCGACATCTATATCGTGCTCAACGAGGATCAGTCGCCGAAGCCCCAAGTCGATCCGGCCATCAACAACGGCGGCATCTTTCCCGACCATATTTGCTTGCTCTTCTCCCTGCGCTGCGGAGCGGTCGACGGCCCGTTCCTGAATACCTACGTCGCGAGCTCGCCGCCGGAAACGCACGATCCCAACATCACCGGCCATTGGTCGTTCGATATGGGTTATCTCGACTGCTTCACCGAAGGCGTGCCGGTCGAACACCTGGACGCCATTGTCGTTGACGATCTGGACTTGCTGGTATGATCCGGCCGCTGTTGCTCGTTGGCGCGCCGCGGAGCTTGACGACGATCATCGGCCAGGCCGCGGCGGCCATGCTCGGCTTCACCTACGTCGGCGAGAAATTCAATTGCGACCATGCCCATAAGGGCGGCATGCGCATTGCCAAGCAATGCACGACGGCGGCCGGCTACAAACAAATCTCCGCCTGGCTCCTGCAGCGGAGCACGGCCAACAGCGTCGTGAAGGACGTCGAGCAGCCGCGGCTGATCGCCCGCTTCCTGGCCGAGCATCCCACCGCCGTGAACGCCTTCTATTTGCACCGCGACGCGGCGGAAGTGCGGGCCTGCCTGAAACGCAAAGGCTGGGTCGCTCCCGATCCCACGCTCTATGAAGCGCTTTATGCCGGCTTGCCGCGGCTGGAATACGCCGCGGCGATCGAAGATTGGCGGCCGCTGCTGGAGCTGCTCAAGCAGCTTGGCTACGCGCCGCGCGCGCATGATTACCTTACGCCCGAATTCGTAGCGTATCGGCGGCAAGTGCGGGCTCGCTTCCCGTAAGGCGCGGACGCTCGCCGACTTCGACCTCGAACAGGCGCACGTCGCGATTGTCCCACGCGCCGCGGCCGTCATAGACCTTTCGCCTCCACCACGCGCCGAGCACCGTGCCCCGCTCGTCGCCGGCGAAGTCGACCAGGCCGACCCAGGCGGAGCCGACATAGACGCGCGTGCCGCTCCCCTCGATCGCCGGCACGCGCTCGATCCAGAAGATTTTGTGGGAGATCAGGCCGCCGCAGGTAATCGCGCACAGCGTGGTGACGATGAGCAGCGTCCGCAGACTGAATCGCAGGGGAAGCTGGAAAGGTTTCATGCCTCCCCATTCGCGAGGCGACTGCCGTTCTTTTCCATGATTCCGGGCGGCCTGCGCGATCCCGCCTATCCGCACGGTCGCAACTCCTTTTCAGAAAAGGAGTTGGCCGGCGGAATTTTTTTGCGGATTTTTTCTCAAGGCCGCGGCTTGTCCCCGGACACCGCGAGGCTTTCCGCCGGGCCGCGCGGCGCGGATGGTGAAGGCTGCGAATCCCGCTGCCTTTCACCCCGCGCTGCCATGCACTTGCCGACTTTCACGACGCCCAAGGTCACCGAGCTCACGCTTACCGGCTCCGCCCAGGCACTGGCGGTGCCTTCCTGCAAATGGTTCTCGCTCAAGGCCCGCGACGCGACGAAGACGCTGACGATCGCCCACGCAAGCGGCGGCGACGAGTACACCATCGCCGCGGGCAAGTCGTTCGACGCGCCCCTCGGCGACTATTTGCCGCACACGCTCTACGTGAAGGGGACGGCGGCCGACGTGGCGGAGCTGATCACCTACCAATAACCGGCCATGCAATCCGTCACTCTCTTCCGCCTGCATGCGGCGCTTCGCGCCGTCTGCCCGATCGCCGGCGTCGCCGGGGAGCCGGGCGCGGTGCGCGTCGACTATCAGCCCGAGGCGACCGAGCAGGAACAGGCCGCCGCGGCCGCGGCCCTGGCCGCGTTCGACTTTGCGGCCGAAGCGGATGACGCCTGGCTGGAAAACGAGAACCCGGAGCGCAAGACGCTCCGGCAGCTCGCAGCGACGGCGATCGCCGACAACGACGCCTTTCTGGCGCTGGCCACTCCGACCAATGCCCAGGTCCTGGCGCAGGTGAAGCGGCTCACCCAGCAAAACACCCGGGTCCTCAAGCGGATTATTCAAATCGATTAAATGGTCTGCGTCCCCGAAGCATTGCCGAATCTCGCCGGGCCCGCCGTTCCCTTTCGGCTGGGCACGGAAAGCGGTGCGCCCGAATCGAGCAGCGATCGCACGGCGCAGAGCACGCTCTATTTCACGCCGGCCGGCATCGGCTATCCGTGGCTGCCACTCTTTGACGGCACGACGCTGCAGCGGTGGCTGCAACTCACGCAGCTTAGCCTGGCCTTGTCGGGACTCACGAGCGGCAAGAATTACGATGCCATCGTCTATCGCAACGGCACGACGAACTATCTCGACCTGATGCCGGCCTGGACGAACGACACCACGCGGGCGAGCGCGATCGCCATTCACGCGAGCACCGGCCTGTGGAGCAATAGCGGCTCGATTACGAGCGTCATCAATGGCCACACGGTGGCGGCCGGGAAGGGGCTGCACGTCGGCACCATTCGCACAACGGGCACGACGACGACGGAAGATTCCGCCGCCAAGCGATTTGTTTGGAACCGCTTTAACCAGGTGAACAAGTCGCTCAAGAAGGCGGTGGCGTCGAGCCACTCCTACGATGGCGGCTATCGCCAATGGAACAACGACACGGCCAACAAAGTTGAGTTTGTGCTCGGCGAGGCGCAAAAGATTGGCTGCAATATCTTCGGCGAGCAGAACACGGGCGCGGCCAATCGCTACGCGATTGTGGGCCAGGCGATGGACAGCACGAGCGTTTATGACTCGATCGCCCACGTCTTCGACGCCGGCGCGGGCAACAGCGCGTCGATCGGCGCGGCATCGGGCTATTCCGCCTCGGCCGGCTATCACTACATCGCCGCGCTGCAGAGCACCGTCTCGCTCGGGGCGGGCACGTTCATCCAATTCGCCCTGAATGGAATGCTGAGGGGCTAATGACGGTCTATTTCTCTTTCCCGTGCGCTTCCGGCGGATCGCTGACCGTCACCGTCAAGCGACTGAGCGACGGCTTCTTTTGGGACAATAGCTCCGGCCTCTTCGACACGGGGCTGACCTTCGCCGCCACTCGGATCAATCTGACCGAGCTCACCGGAAACTACGCCGGCATCTATGAAGGCGCGAACGCGTTCAACATGGGCACGCAGTCCTTGCTGCGCGCCTATGTGCATGACCTCAACGACGGCAATCGAGTCCTCGGCGAGTTGGACTTCGCCACGGCCGCGGGGGCGGAGGTCAACATTTTGCCCCTATCCTCCTCCGGCAATGTGAAATCCGATTTGCAAACCGTTCTCGGCACCGTCGCGACCGGCCTGGCTCGCTCGATTGATTGCCTGGCCTATGGAACGGTGGGGACCGGGTCCACCACCACGAGCATTGTCACGAGCGCCATGACTCCGGCCGGCATCGATGCGGACCAACTCAAGGGCCGCGTGCTGCTGTTTCCGAACAGTACGGCAAGCACGCGACTGCGGAGCCAGGGGACCGTCATTCAGAATTCGACCGTCGCGACGCTGCCCGTGCTGACTGTCGACGCACTTACCAATGCCCCGGCCAACGGGGATGTTTTTGTGATCGTTTAAGGATCTGCACCATGTCCGCCAGCAATGATTTCGAAGCCGATGTCGCCAAGCACATTTTCAACAATGACAACATCGCCAACCTGGGCGACGCGACCGGCGTGCGCGGCTCGACGGCTGCCGGCAATCTCTACATTGCCCTGCATACGGCCGACCCGGGCGAAGGCGGCAAGCAGAATACCAGCGAATCGGTCTACACCGGCCCGCGCATCGCCGTGCCGCGCACGACGGCCGGTTTCACCGTCTCAGGCACGGCCCCGACGCAGATCGCCAATGCCGCCGCGGTCGAGTTTGCCAAGAACACGGCGGGCACCGAGACGCTCACGCATTTCTCGATCGGTTACGAATCGGCCGGGGCGACGAAGATCATCACCAGCGCCGCATTGACTACACCGATCACTACCACGCCGACGAGCAACCCCATCGTCCGCTTCGCCGCGGGTGACCTGCTCGCCACCGTGGATTAAACGCCCGTGCCCGGCTCCTCGCTAACGCAGCTCTCGCCGGCCGGCATCCCAGGACGCCGGTACGGCAGCTTTGCGCTCAAGGGGACCGTGCTCGTTTCGGGCACGGCCACGATGAGCTTCGGCGGAAGCGGCACGCTCGTCGGCCTGGCTCCGCTGGCCGGCAGCAGCTCGATCACGTTTGGCGGCTCGGGAGTACTCGAGGCGCTGGCCGCTGTGGCGGGGAGCGCGTCGATTCATTTTGCTGCGAGCGGTGCACTTGCAGGCATTCGCCCGGCTGCCGGTACCGCCAGCGTCACGTTTGCCGCCAGCGGCCAGGTTGCCGGCATTGCTCCGATCGCCGGCAGCGCAGGGCTCGCTTTCGATGCCGACGGCGAGCTGCAGGCGCTAGCGCCCCTGGCCGGCCAGGCCTCACTTGCTTTCGCTGCGAGCGGCCAGGCGGCAGGCCTCTTTCCCGCATCGGGATCCGGCAGCCTGGCGTTTGCCGCCAGCGGCGCGCTCGTCGGCGTCATGCCGGCCAGCGGCTCCGGTTCGATCAGCTTCGCTGCGAGCGGCGAGCTGGGGGGCATCATCACCATGGCCGGCAGCGCGTCGATCGCGTTCGCCGCGGCCGGCGACGTCGCCGGCATTGCTCCGTTGTCCGGGGACAGCTCGCTTGCGTTCTCCGCCGCCGGCGAGCTGCAGGGCCTCGCGGCGCTTGCGGGTACCGCGAGCCTGGCGTTTGGCGGCTCGGGTTCCTTGGTCGGGATTTTCCCCGCCGGCGGAACCGCGAGCCTGGCGTTTGGGTGCGCGGGCAGTGCGGCCGGCGTGGCGGAGATCTCCGGCGCGTCATCGATGACTTGGGGCAGTTCCGGCGAGCTCGCCGGCGTTGGTCCCGCTTCCGGCGCGGCGGCGATCATCTTCGCGGCCGCGGCCGAGCTCGTCGGCCTGGCTCCGATCGCCGGCACCGCCGGCCTGGCGTTTGGCGCCGCCGGCGAGCTGCAGGGCCTCGCGGCGCTTTCCGGCACCGCCAGCCTGGCATTCGCCGCGACGGGTGCGCTGCAAGGCATCGCCCCGATCGCCGGCTCGGCCGGCCTGGCGTTTGGCGCGAGCGGCCAGCTCGCCGGCGTGATGCTCGGGAGCGGTTCGGCCGCCATCACCTTCGCTGCGAGCGGCGCGCTTGCCGGCGTCGCTCTCGTCAGCGGTTCGAGCAGCTTCACTTTCGGCGCGGCCGGCCAGATGCAAGGCCTGGCCGCTGCGAGCGGCGCGGCGTCGATTCTCTTCGGTGGATCCGCCCAGGCGATCGGAATCTTCCCGGCAGCCGGCTCGGCGGGAATCGTGTTCGACGCCAGCGGCAAGCTGTCGCGACACGATCCCAACCTCGATACGGAAGTTCCCTGCGCCGACGGCGTGAGTTATACGCGGCTGCGAGGCCTCGCCGCCGGCGGCGTGGTGAAAGAAGTCGCCGCGGCCAGCTATACGCCGCTGCGTGGAGTCACCGACAACGGGCCCTTTCATGCGTGCGAAGCGGCCAGCTATTCGCCGCGGCGAGCTCCGGCCGTCAGCGGCGCGACCATCGAAGCCGTTGCTGTCAGCTATTCGCCTCGGCGTGGCGCGCCGAGCAATGGGCCTTTTCATTCCAGCCAGGCGGCCAGCTATTCGCCGCGGCGAGCTCCGGCCGTCAGCGGCGCGAGTAAGGAAGGCCAGGCAGTCAGCGGCGTCATCATCCGGCTCACCGACGTTTCGAAAGCGTGCTAACCATGCAGAACGACGACACCTATTTCTGGAGCAACACCGAGAACTATTCGGATGTCGGGATCCATAACCGGCTGGAAGCGACCAATTATCAGGCTCTCGCGGTGACGTATAAGCTCGTGCTGCTGCCGAGCGAGCCAGGCGGAGCGGAAGAGGATGTCGCCGGCGTGGCCGGTGATTGCACCTTCGTCGCGGCGGAAACCGAGGATGGGGTCACGCGCTACATTTATCGCGCGACCTGGGAATCTGCGCTGACGGATGGCCGAGAGTATGCGATCGATTTCCGCTGCGACTCGATCAAATTCGGCAAGCGGCTCAAGAAGACGGCCCAGCATTACTAACCGCCGGCTTAGTCCGCCGAAGGTTTAACGCCTCATGTCACAGCGTGGGCAGAACAGCCCTCGCAATCGCGAGTGTGCCTTACCGCAGCCGCACTTCTCGCATCGGTACGGGTTGCCCGCGGCAAGTTGTTCGAGTCGGTCAAGCGCCCTTGATGGGTCTTGTCCGGCTGCCAGCGGTTCATCCGACAGCATCCGCTCCATCGTCGAACAGTCCTCGCCGTCCGCTGCCCACACTAGCGCGTTGAGCATGCCACAAATGAGCGCCTTCTGAGCGTCGTTCAAACCCGGCGTCTGAATGCGTTGCTTAAGTCGTTCGCGAGCTTGATTTATTTGGAAGGTTGTTTTCATGGTTTTCCCGTCCCTCGGCTGGCTAGGCCGACGCTCTACCTAGTGCTTTGTTCACCTTGGCTAACTTTGCCTTCAGGACCTTCACGACGGCGTCTCGGCACTCTGCTTCAATGACTGGCGGCAGGTTAGGCGCAATGCGACCATTCGGCAGCGGTGGAGATGCTCCAAAAAGAATTGCGTCGATCGATCTGATGTACGCCTCATAGATTTCACGGAGGGCGATCAGTTGCGGGCGAAGTCTGTCTAGTTCCGCCCGGCTTTCTGCGATCCATGCCGCGCTCTGACGCATCAAGTCACCAAACTCTTCGTCTGTCATCATTGAATTCTTCCAACCTTCGGCTACCCGAGCCGAAGGTCTAGCCGCCCATCGCTTCGAGGTTATTAATCAGCGTCCGCAGCTCTCGCCCTACCTTCGCCAAGTGCTGCGACTCGGCCGCCTCCACGAAGTCCGCGTATGCCTTGGCCGCGGCGCGACAAGCTGCGATGTGAGTTCCGTCGCGACCAAACCCGTCCAGTCTCAAAACAAAGTAGGTTGCCATTGGATCGACAGGCTCGCCATCGACCTTCCGAATCTCATATCTCTGGTGAAGACCAAACGGGTTGAACGATTTACTGGGCATCGCGCTCATAAGGTTCCTTTCGTAAAAAAGTGAAACGTCGGCTGCCTGGGCCGACGGTTTAGTCCATCCCGAATGCGACAAACTTCCCGTCTACTTCGTACTCAAATCGCCAAGTTGGATGGCACGGCACCGGATGCTTTCTGCCGTCGAAGAGAACCATCAAGTAGCCCGTGCCGGATGCTGCGCTCTTAATGACGCCCGGCTTGCCATCGACGCGCACTCGTTGCCCGCGCTTGGCCGGAACGCCTCGCGACGTTCGTATTTGCTCCATCGTTGCCATATTCTTTTCCTTTCAAAGTGAAACGTCGGCTGCCTGGGCCGACGGTCTAACGGTTCGCGAACTCTAAAAGCACGTCGGCATGACACTCTTGGCCGGCCGCGCACCAACAACACAAGTCCAGGCCTCGCAGCCGCTCAAGCCGGGAAAGCACTACCTTCGCCTTCGTGGATGAATCCCAATCCCCCGCGACTCGCAACTCCATCCCGCGAGCTGCAGCGGCACTGAGAACTTCGCTGATCGCTTTCGTTGGATTGCTGAGCCAAGCCCGATACCACCATCCCGCTCGATCGCCAATGAACGGGTTGCCCCACGGCGTCGGCCGTCCGACGTAGATCGCCCCGGCCGGCATCCGCCAGCCCGCGCATCGTTTTCGCTGAATTCGTTTAGGCATCGTTTTCCGTCCTTCGGCCTACCCCGCCGAGGATTTGGGTTCGTACCGGAATTGCATCAGATAGGCGTCCTCGGTCGTATCCTCGTAGAAGTCCCGCAGGACGTTGATTGCTCGAAAGCCCATCGCCTTGAAAAAGAGCTGCGCTGGCAGGTTCGTTTCCCGCACTTCGAGCATGATGCGGTTGCGTCGGCCGAGGCCGAGTTTGCCTTTCAGCTTGCCCACCATGTCCGAGCCGATTCCCCGATGCCAACTGCTGGGATGCACGGCGAAATTAAGTAGGTGCAAGCGGTTCTTGTGCAGCTCGTAGACCATGAAGCCAAGCACTTGCTCCCGCCACTCGGCAACCTGGCCAATGACGTTCCGGTTGCGCAGGCAACGGATAAAGTCGCTCTCGCTCCAAGGGAACTGAAAGGCGAGCTGCTCGATTTCGAGCACTTCCTCCATGTCCCGGCGGATCATCCAGCGGATATGCGGCCGCTTGCTCGCCAGTACTTCGCCGATCGCCATGGGATCCTCCAGCTTCTTCCGTGCTTTGGGTTGGGGCATGGCGTTCATTCTCCGAATGAAGTGGACAGGCGGCACTTGGCTAAACCTTGGCTACAAAAACGAGCGTTGACCGGGGGACGAAGGAACGGGGAGCTTTTCGCCTTTCTTCCGCGGTCCGCGGTGCCTGCCGCGCTGCCAGCGAATTTCCAGCAGCCAGGCCTTGTAGGGATAGTGCTTACGCTGGCCGAAGGGATAGACCTCGGCCAGGGTCGCCCGCACTTCTTTCCACGGCCGCCCGGCCATGACCTGCAGCACTTCGGCGATGATCGGCCGAGCTTTCTCCCGCCAGGATTGTCTACGAGTCTTCACGTTCGGCCTCGTAATAAATCACGGGGACACCGGTGACCGTATACCGATGGGTCTCGGTCGAGCCGCGCTCCCGAACAACAGCAACAACCGGCAGATTCCGGTGCGGATTGTCGAGGCAACGCGATTCAACAACGCAAGCCGCCGCGCTTTCCTCGCTTTCCGCCGTGCAACCAAATTCCACCGCGCCCGACCAATCGGGAATCGATACTTCGTAAACCTTCGCCATGGCTACTTCGCTCCCTTCTTCTTCTTGGCGCCCGCGGCCGCGGCGATCGGCAGCGGCTTGATGGACTTCGGCAACGGCAAGAGCCTGCCCGATTGGCCGGCCACTTTGAGCAAGATGATCTTGTCGGCCTTCTTCGGCTTGTGATCGACCGGCCGTTTCAGCTCCGCGCCGAGCTCGTCGAGCTGCTCGCTCGTGTGCAGGCCGAGGAAGTCTTCGAGCTGGTCGAGCTCGGCCGCATGCTGCAGCGTGATCCACTCGCCGGCCAGGTCGATCGACATATCGGCGGCCGCGCCTTCGACAACTTCGAGCGGCACAATGTACCGGCCAGGCTCGGAGTCTTCCGTCGCAAAGAGCCGAATCAACATCTGCTTGCCGATGTCCGTCAAGCTGGTCAGATGGTCCCGATAGCCGGCCCCGCTTTGATGCTTCGCGTGCAGCTCCGGCCAAACATCGCGGCTACTCGCGAACGACGCACTCTTGCTTTTCCCGTACGGTTCGCTGCCGGTGATAACGTCGCGCAGGCCAAGGGATTGCTCGTCCCCATGCGTCGGCCAGTTCGGGCCCGTTGCGAGCCACAAGAGCAGCTTCACTTTGATCCAGTCGAGGCCTTGGACATCCGCCCGCAAGTGATTGGCAATCAGCCCGCGGATCCACCGATGCCGCCAGCGTTCGATGCGCTGGGCCAGGATCCGCGCTTGCTCCTTCGCCGCGGCCTTCTTCTCGGCCGGCGTTTGCTCGCGCTGCTTGGCCGGCTTCTTCTCCTTTCCGCCGGCGGTCCGCTTCGCGGCGTGTTTCTCCACGATCAGCGCTTGCTGCAGCTCGTCGAACCGCTTGACGTTGGTCGCCACGCGCACGGTCTTTTTGCCGTCGGCAATCTCGACGATGTCGAGCTCCTTCTCCAGCTCCGGCGTAAGCTTGAACAGGACAGGAAATTCGCCGCTGATGAAGGATCCTTTGTGATCGAAGCTATACCAGCGTTTGCCTTGCGTCGCCCGGGTTTCGCTCCGGATGATCCCCTCGATCGTGTCTTCCACCAAATCACGCGTCGACCAATCGCCAGCGCGGTAATCCTTCTTTTGCCAGGCTCGATAGTCCGCATCGAAGGCGGCCATGAGCCGCGGGGCGTGCACGTAGGCGACGAGCAACCGAGCGAACGACTGCGGGAATTCTCCGCTCTTCACCCGCTCCTGCCAGACTTCCGGCAGCGCGAGCAGTTTCACCAGGTTGCTTGCGCTGGCGCCATCCTTGAGCCCGTAGATCGCCGCGGCCTGGTCGCGTGTGAGTCCGGAGCCGCCTTGCTCCTTCGGCTCGCATAGCCGACGAATGAGCTGGGCCTTTTGGATAGGGTTCAAATCCGTTCGCGCAGCATTGCACACCGCGAGCAGTTCTAGCGCCTCGGCATTGTCGGCCTCAACGACGCGCGCGACGATCTCCAGCCAACCCAGCTTGCGCGCGGCCAGGACGCGGGTTTCCCCGGACAGGATCTCGAATCCCAGGAGCGGACCCGATTTCTCCGGCGGAAGCCGGCGCACCAAAATGGGATCGAGTTGCCCCTTCGCAATCAGCGATTGAGCCATCCGGTCAACTTCTTCATCGGTCGGATGCCGATTATCCGGATGCCGCATCAGCTTGGGCAAGTGAATGCGCTCCGTTTCCTCGGGCAGCGACCGCGGCTCGCCATGCGGCAGAGGCATTGCCAACTCATTGCCGGGAAGTTTGCCCTTCATTCGCTTGGCGATTGGCACGGGAACCAGGTGGCCGTTGGTTTCGGAAGGTGACTTGGCGACAGACATGGTTACATCGCTCCTTTGCAGCGAAGGGGAGTTAGCGGCTGGAAAACAGCCGGTTAAACAAGCACACAAATGCGATCGCAGCGCACTCCTGAACGACGCCGTTGCCTGCGCACCGAAGCTGGTCGGTTCGGCTCTCGTCCAGTACCAAGGCGCGCCCATCAACCAGCACACGAAGACCGGGTTCAATCGCCGGCCAGAGTGGCCAGGGGACGTTCGTCCAGTCTTCGGAAGGACCTGGGGCCAGAATGCCGCCGCCATGACGAGCGTCGGATTGCCGCGCTTGTGCGGGTATTTCGCGCTGGTCTTCTGATCCGCAGCGTTCGGCGTCGGCCACAGCAGCACGTCGTAATTGAGGATCTTCGGCCGTCCCTTTTTGCGGCCGAGTTGCTTCGCCGTGTAGCCTTGTCCGCCGCGCTGAGCGGCCGTGGCGTCGGGAGTCGCCCACAGATGCTCGGCTTGCGTTTCCAGCTTCGACACTCCCGCGCCGCTCTTGGCCATTCGACGTGCGACCGATTCGGGACTCTCGGTTCCGCGTCGGCATGTATTGGGCGTCGCCCAGAGACGCACCTGCATCGGCAAGAGCGGCTCCCGCTCGTCCGAATGCGTCTGCTTGCGCGAGGTATTCTTCGAGCCAGTTGGCGTCTGCCATAACTCGGCGATCGCATTGAGACGAGGCGACGTTCGTTTCAATTCCGCTGCGCAATTGCCAGATCGGGAATCCGCGCCCTTGGGCGTAGGCCAGAATGAAAAGTCGCTCGCGCAGATGGGAAGCGCGAACGGCTCGCGCGGTGAGATGACACCATTCCGCAGCGAACCCCATTTCGGCAATTTGGTCGAGAACGAGATTGAGCCCGCCGCGCGATCGGAGCCCCGGGACATTTTCAAGAAACAGCAACGACGGTTCGATGACGATCGCGGCTTCGGCGATGTCGGGCCAGAGCCAGCGATGGTCCTTGGCGCCCTTGCGTTTGCCGGCGGCGCTGAAGGGCTGGCAGGGGAACCCCGCAACGAGGCAGTCCACCACGCCGCGAAACGGTTGCCAGTCGCAGTCTTCCAGATTCCCGCACCAAATAGGCGCTGGCTCCAGGCTCTGCTCTTCCATCCGCGCCAAGAGGCAGGCTGCAGCGTAGGAATCGCGCTCACAGTAGCCCACAGTGCGGGATTCGATTCCGAGCAGATCGAAGCCGGCTCGGACTCCTTCGTCGAGCCAGCCGACTCCGCTGCAAAGCGAGAGGCAATTTGCGACGGGACGATCCATGTCATCGCACCCCCTGAGCTTGCTTGATGACCCAGGCTCGCCAGGCTTCCGTCTCGCGGAGCTCGGCGTCGGCCGGTTGCTCGGGAACGAACACGTAATCGGCCCGGGCGTAGTAACCGCTGGCCTTTTTGCCGCGGCCGCGGGCGCAGAGGTGGTAATGCGACCGCGTGCCGGTGATGCGGTAGACGAAGATCGTCTCGCCCTTCGTCGGCGTGTCGTCGATTTGGTCGAGCGCGTCCCAATTGCCGGTTCGGCCGCGCACGACGCGCAAGTACGTTGGCGCCCGCCGGAGCATCAGCTCCACCCCGGCGGCCGGTCCGTCGCGAAAGGTGATCATGCGCGCTACTCCACGATCGCCAAGCCGAGCCTTCGTACGAGCTGCTCGGCCGTGTAGGGCAAGTTGCGCGTAACGGCGTCGAACGTGTGGCCCATATCGGACTCGTCGCCGGTAATCTCATTCGCCTCGGCGAGCAACGCATCGACGCGCTGGTCGAGCTCGGCCGACTCGCGCAGGATCGCATCGAGCCGCGCGAGCTCGGCAGAAGTGATCGCCGTCTTCTTCGTGCGGCGCGGCATGGGAAGAGTGGTTGGTGGCATACGCCAGGTCCTTTCTGAAAAAACAAAAGTGAAGGAAGGGAACGAAGGTTTAAGCGACCGATGCCCCCTCCGGCCGCTTGCTGACACGGTTGCCATCGATCGAGTACGCGCCGCGCACGTCCGAGAACCAGGCTACGGCGATGTGCCCCTGCAGGACGTCGGCCGAGTGCTGGACGCGCGTTGCGATTTCGCGGCCGTCATCCAGCCGCAGGAAAACCGGCGTGCCCACCGGGAATGCTGCGTTGAATCGATCGACGAGCTTCCGCAGCTCGCTCGCCTTCGGCCGTCGTTTCTTGGTTGCCACGGGTTAGGTCTCCTCGGTTTGAAGGGATAACTCATCGCGAACGGGTTCGTTCGCGATCCAAAATTCTCCTTCGCGCGCGGCAAGCTCATCGAGCCAGCGGCGCACGGAACGAATGCGGCTGATGACCCGCCCGTCCCAAATGGCGCCGTTCACCAAATGGACGAAGAGCGCGCAGCGCGACTTCAAAACGCGACTGGCGTGGCAATTGGCCGCATAACTCGCTGCTGCGAGCACAAGCAGCAGCTCGGCTTCGGTTGCGCCAGTGACTGGGCGGCGCAGCGACAGTTGTTGGCGAAACCAGGAAAGCATCTTCGCTGGCCTCGCGAGGTCGGACTCGTGGATCATTTCCCACGTTCCGTACTTGAGGCCTTCCGTGGCCTTCTTCGAGACGAGCCGCGTGGCGGCGGTCGCGAGTTCGGGAATGTCTGCCAGCAGCTCAGGCGGGATACGGGCGGCGGGATTGGCCGGGACGTACCGCTTGCCTTTCTGGTTGGCTGGTTTCCCTTCCTCGTTTTGAATTTCCGGCCCGGCTCCCTCCGGTTCCGGCTCGGAACTTCCATGATCGAACTGCCCATCGGGTTGAAGTAAGGGCGGAAGTCCGTTCCGCCCCAGGGCGGAAGTCCGTTCCGCCCCGCTTCCGCCCGGCTTCCTCCCGAAATCGGGTTGGCCATGCTCTTCCGTCAATAAAATCGCTGGTTCGCGCGCGAGGGCGAGCAGCCGACAGCCGTCGATTTGCCAGACGTTGGTTCGGTGGCCTCCGAACCGATGACTCCGGCGGTCGACGTTGAGCAAGCGCAGCTCTTGGGCCCAGGTCGACCAGTTGCGAATCGTCTTTTCACTGACGGGACGCCGGCCATAGATGCCGGCGGCGAGATACGAGACGCGGGCCTCGCTGGTCAAACCGTCTTCGGACCTGGCTGCTGCAATCACGATCCGCTCCAGCAGTTCCACAATGCCCGCGGTTCGATCCGGCCCAATCGTTGGCGATAGGGCCTGTGTCAACGAGCGAATGCGGGCGAGTCGCTCGTTGACTTGACTGGATAGGTCAAGGTTTTCCTGTTCGGCCGCCATGCCGAGAGCCTCTTTCTAAGTTGTGGTTTTGCCGCGTGCTGGGTTGTCGTTGATCGCTTTGCTGCAGCGGTGGCAGCAGCCCTTAAAGCGCCAGCCGACCGTCAATTCCCGCTTGGGAATCGCCTGGCCGCAGATCTCGCACACGAGCGCCGTTCGCTCACGCTTCCGCATCGTTCGCCTAAGTTTCGAATCGCTGGGCATCCTTTACCTCACTCGAAGAAAACGTCGGCCGCCTTGATGCCGCCGTCTTTGTCGTAACCCTCGGCCGCTTCCAGAGCGCGCAGCCGGCCGATCGCCTTGTCCCAGGTCGAGCTGCTCTTCGCATAACCCGAGGCGGCGGATAGCTCGTCGCTCGTCAACCGCTGCGGATAGGCGGCTATCAGGGAATCGAGCAGCTTGTTTTCGGCCGGGCCGAGTCGACGGCGCAGCCATTCCCGCAGGTCCGGCCCGCGCGGCTTCGGCTCGACGCCCCAGGATTCGACGGTCGCAATTCCGTCGCTTGTGATTTGCCAGCCGCTGACCCATTGGCGCCGGAGCTTGCCGAGCGCCTTATCCCAGGTCGAGCTGCTCGACGCGTAGCCGCTATAGAACGAAACCAAGGGCGGCGTGGCTGTTTGATCCTTGAGCCAATAGAAGGCCTTGAGAATGGCCCGCTCGGATGGCGTGAAGCTGTCGTCGCCGCCGGAATGTTTTTTGGAATAATCGACGGCCGGATTAACGGTGACGCGCTTAGCGTGTTTGAAGCGTTCGACTTGCGCCGACGCGTCGGAATTATTCCGGGGCGTAAAACCGGGAAGGTCGCGCGACGTGGGACATTTTTCGGGGAGCTCGATTTTTGTCCCACCCGCCAGACTCGCGATTTGCCGAAGCGTTTTGTCCGCTTGGGCTAGTTGCGCACGCAGATCCTTTTCTAGCCCACGCCACGCATGCCGCTCCGCTTCGAACTTCTTGGCCTGGTCGGGATCGCCGCCTTGCTTCGCGGCGAGCTGCTTCCGCAATTCGGCTAGCTGGCGCTTCAGCTCGGCCGGATCGTTGGCCTTGGCCTCTTCGACGACGGCCGCCAGCTTGGCCGTCACTTCGCCGAGGTCGACTTCCGCCCAGCCCTTGAGATTGCCGGCGCTCTTGCCGGCGTGGCCGGTCGGCGCGGCGAAAGAATCGTAGGTCGAGAAGAGCGGGAATTGCACGCGCTCGGGACCGAATTCGATTTCAGGCGACCAGACCCAGCCTTCGCCCCGCTTCATGGAAGCGAGTGTCTTCAAGACTTCGCGGCCCTTCTCCGGATCCCCCGCGCCATCGACCCACTCACGGATTGCCGCTCGGTCGAGCGCGTGAATCACCCGCATGGCGATCAGCGTCTCGGCGCAGGTCAGAAAATCCTTGTGCACCTTTTGCGGCCGCTGACTGTCCGACAGGATCACCAGGCCCTTGCCCGCGCCTTCGCTCGCCAGGCGATTCGCCCAATGCAGCATTTTCATCGCGTCGGGATTCTTTTCGAACTTCGTTTGCGGCGCGAAATTATGCACTTCGTCGA